TTCGACGCGGCGCCGATCATCGGGTCGAGCGTGGTGTAGGCGCCCGTGTCGGAATCGTTGATGCGGTAGGTGGAGCGCAGCTTGAACGCGATCAGCCCCGGCTGCCCGATGATGTCCTGCCCGGAGGAGCCGCGCAGGCAGAGGACGGGCTCCTCGTCTTTCTCGATCAGGTCGTTGTAGTTGTTTCCCTGCGTGACGGGGGTGCCGTTCGGCCATGTGTGGGAGCCCCCGGTGCAGCCTGTGAAGGTGGTGGCAGTGACCCCGGTGTACTGGACGGTGTCGGCGGTGGCCCCGGTGCCGATGGTGATTGCCCCGGTCGGGTCGAACCCGGCGGTGGAGGCGACGGTGACTGTGGCGGCGGGGAGCGCCAGCGAGCCGCCCGCGGTGGTGGTGGACGCGGGTGTCCAGCCTGCCCCGGTGCCGATCGAGGAGAAGTAGACGCGGGCGCTGTTGCCGGACGCCCACAGCCGGTTCTGCCACACGGCGAGCGTCGATCCCTTGGGGCCGCTCGCGACGGCCGTGGTGCCGCCCGAGGTCCCGTCCGAGGCGAACAGCCCGTCGGCGGGATGGATGATGTACAGCTTGCCCGCGAACTCCGCGAAGCCGCAGCGTGCGCTCGTGGTGAACGTCTTGAACGCGGTGGTCGAGTTGTCGAGGTACAGGCTGGGGCCGACCTGGGTGACGAGGTGGCCGGGGGTCGCGGGCCACGCGAAGATCGCGACGACCTTGTTCGAGGCGTGGTACGGGCTCGGGTTCTGCTTGACGTAGCCGAGCCTGGACCCGAAGCCGCCGCGCTCGTCCAGCACGACGTTGTAGAGGTCGGGCGACTCGGACGGGGCTAGCTCGTCGATCGCGTCGCGCAGGTTGAGCCCGCCGACGAAGCCGCGGTAGGCGCTGGTCTGTAGCTCGCGGAACGGGGCTGCGGCGCTCATCGGTAGGCGAGTGCGTCGCGGGGCAGCTGGTCGCTCATGCCGCGTCCGGCGACGAGGTAGCGGCGGCGCATCCCGTCGATCGTCCGCTGGTAGCGCGCCTCCAAGGGACCGCCGGTCGGGTCGTTCTCCAGTTCGAGCGCGAACGCCTGGGCGCCGGCAACCAGGGCGAGGTGTGTCTCGGGCGGCGTGACGGGCGGCACGGCGTCGTCGGCGAGCGGCGGCGGCTGGATCTGGTAGAGCAGCGTCGCCGGGTACGAGGCGTCGGGCGCCGGGCCGATGAGCAGCGTCCCCGCGAACACCGTCCACGCGGCCGGACGCCCAGACATGGTGTCGCCGACGAACTGGTCTTGGAAGTCTGCGAGGTTGAGGAAGTCGAGCGGGTCGCCGTCGTCGTTGAGGTAGAGCCGCCAGGGGAGTCCGCAGTCGGCGGGGGCGGCGACGGCGGCGCTGTCGAGCGCGATGCCCGTCTTGCCCTGGAGGAACGCCCACTCTTCGAGCCCGAGCAGTTCGCCGTAGCGGTAGTTGAGGAACCCGAGGATCCGGGTGCGGCTGGTGCCGAACCGCTTGTCGGCGAGGAACTCGGTGATCAACGCGGAGCCCGACATGCCGGGGCCGATCGGCGACGGCGCTCCGATCGGGGCGACAGCTTCGACGCCGACGACGAGGTCTTCGGTGCCGAGGACGGTGCCGCCCGCGCCGAGCGTCCAGATCAGCGTGTACTGGCCGGGGACGGTGGGCGCGGTGAGGCTGGGGGCCGAGTAGACGCCGGGGGCGAGCTCCTGGGCGGCGCCCGTGTACGCGGTCGTGGTCGCGCCTTGGTTGTCGTTGACCGTGACGCCGATCGTGCCGAGCAGGCCGGTCTGGCCTGTCTCGATGACCGCCTCGTAGCGGACTCCCGGCTGGACGTTCACGCGGTCGTCCCCGGCGGCGTCCCGGCCGCGCCGTTGTTGTCCTGCATGTGCAGCATCGTCTGGCAGAAGTCCTTGGTCGGGTCGCCCGCGAGCGCGGCGAGCAACTGGGTGGCGCATCCGTTCGCGTCGTACAGCAGCCGGTCGCCGCTGAGCAGCGTGATCTGACAGGAGATCAGGAGGTTGCCCGAGACGTTGCTCTCGGGGCGACGCTCGAAGACGACGAGCGCGGTGTCGGTCGCGGCGTTGCCCCCGAGCGCCGCGATGACCTGATCCGCGGCCTGCTCCGGTGTGTACGGGTAGCTCACGCCCTGGTCGAGCGCGATGGTCGTCTGCGTCTTCATCCGTCCCTCCTCACCACGAGAACACCACCACGTAGCCGCCGCCACCGTTGCCGCCTTTGCCGCCGCCGCCCTGCGCGGAGCCGCCGCCTCCGCCTCCGCCGCCGCCGGGGAAGCCGCCGTTGCCACCCGCCCCACCGACCGTGCCCAACGTGGTCGAGCCGCCGCCGCCGCCGCCGCCTGAGCCGGAAAACTCCGTCCCGGTTGCCGATGGGCCTGTGCCGCCCGCGGTGGGTGTTGCGCCTGTCGTCCCGACGGCACCACCGCCGCCGTTGACGAGCGACCCCGACTTGCCGCCGTCCGAACCTAGCTGGGGGGCAGCGTTCGTTCCGCCTGAGCCAGCGCCTCCCCCGCCAGCGCCGAACGCGGCGCTGCCCCCACCTGCCGCAGCGCCCGTGGTGTAGTTCATGCCTGCGCCGCCGCCACCGCCCCACTCTGCTGGAGTCACGGTCACTGACGCTGGCCCGCCACAAGCGCCGGACAAACCCGTCGCTTTCGTGGAGGGAGAAGCGGCCTGCAACACGCCGCCGCCTAGACCCTGACCGGCACTGGTGGCCGTGCCCCCCGTGCCGAAACCGCCGCCGCCGCCGCCGCCGTAGGCGTTGTTCGCGGACTGTCCGCAGTAGCCGCCGCCGCCTCCACCCGCAACGACGTAGGGGCCAAACGACGAGTCGGCCCCGGCGCTACCGGGCGTCCCAGGCGCACCGGTCGCCCCCGATGCAGCCCCAGCGCCGCCGTTCGCCGCCGAACCGACGGTGACCGGGACGGTGGCGGGCAGGTCGGCTGCCCGCATCTGCTGATCGACGCGCGCGGCCCCGCCGCCACCCGCGCCGCCAGATCGCCCTGTGGCCGCCGCCGCCGCGTTCGCACCGCCGCCCGCACCGCCGCCCTGGCCGATGGCGATCACCCGCACCATCGTCGCCGTCGCGGGCTTCGTCCACGTCCCGTTCGCGGTGAACGTCTGCACGTCGATGGCCCCGGCGGCAGGGCTGCCCTGCGGGCCTGCGGGACCCTGCGGCCCCTGCGGGCCGATGTTCGGGTCGCGGGTGACGCGGAGGAACGCAGGAAGCAGGTTGCCCGAACCACCCGGCCCCGCCTTGATCGTGAACCCCGCCGCGTTACCGCTAAACATCCGCACCGAGTAGGTGTGCGAACCTGCCGAAGGCGTGTCGAAAACGCTCGCAGTACTGCCCTGTGCCCCGGTGCCCGTGCCTGCCAAAGCCATCCGAAACTGGCCGATGGGAGTCGTATCCCGATAGAACACGCAGAACGGATTGACCTGCTGGGGCATCGTCTCCTGCGGGTAGAAGAACTCGACGCGGACCCTGGTGGTGCCGTCGTACGTCTTGGCGTTGCCGCTGACCACAAGATCGGACGTGGCCTCCGTAAGCGCGACGGTCGTCACGTCGGCGGTGATCTGCGCGTAGTCCATCTCGCTGGTCTGCCCGCTGCCCGCCGACGGTGTGGCCCACCCGACCGCGTAGTCGGTGCCAGCCGTCTTCGACAGCACCTGCCCCGACGCGCCCCCGGCGGGCACGGTGCCGTTGCCGGTGATCTTGTCGCCGGAACCGAGCGCCAGCGTGTCGGCGCTGGGGCGCGTCAGCTTCGTGTCGCCCGACGGGCCGAACATGATGCCGGGGTCGCCGGAGATGCTGCCCATCTCCATCTGCCCTGCCGCCCCGCCCTGCTGAGCCTGGACGTTCGCCGCCGCGTACAGGCCGGAACCGACCAGCACGACCCCCGACGCGAGACGGGAGAGGCTGGTGTCGCCCGCCCAGTTGATCTGTCCTGTCAGCCTGAGCCCTGCTGTTTCCTGCACCCACGCCGACCCGTTCCACACGAGCGGCGCGTTCGTGACGGTGCCGTTCGGCAGCGTGGCGCCGCCGCCCGTTGCCGGGGTCTGCCAGTTCGTCGCGTAGTCGGTCCCGGAGACTTTGGTCAGGACTTGGCCGGTCAAGCCGCCCGTGGGGACACCGGGGCCAGCGGGGCCGGTCGAGCCGGGGTTGCCCTGCGGCCCCTGAGCGCCGGTCGCGCCAGCCGGACCCTGCGAACCCGTCGGCCCTTGCGGGCCGGTCGGCCCTGCCGGACCCTGCGGGCCGGGTGGGCCGACGCCGCCCGCGCCGGGGACGAACGTGCCGGACGCGGCGTCGTACATCACCGCGTCGCCGTCCGCGACGCCGGACATGTTCACGTCGAGCAGCCGCTGGAAACGCCGGATGACGGTGATCGCGGGCATCAGCGGCCCTTCGTCTTCAGCGAGGTTGAGAACGTGACCGGCTTGCCGTGGCCGGGGCTCAGCCGTTTCTCGTGTTCGCGGATCAGGTCTTCGCGCTCCTGCCGGGCCTCGTCAGCGAGCCGCTCGCGCACCCGGCGCGTCGAGTCCGCGAGCGACGTGCCGCTGACGATCTGCTCGCGGCGGGTCAGTTCCTGGGCGCGCACCTGATCCACCAGCCCGAGCGAGAGTTCGCGCGGCGTGTCGTCCGGGTCTGTCCACCACACGATCGGGCGCCACTCGCGCGGGTCGGCGCCGTGGCGGATCTTCACGCACCACACCGGCCTGCCCCACTCGTCCAGCTGCTGGTCGAGGAGCAGCACGGGGTCGAGCCGCCGCAGCGCGGCGGCGACGGTCTTGTAGCTCGCACCCTGGTAGCAGACGGCGAGCCCGGACGAGGTGAGGATCGTGTCCATGAAGAGCAGGCCGCGGTAACGCTCCGCGAGGGCCGGACGTATGAAACCCGGCTAGGGACTTCCCTGCCTGCTGTGCGGGGGCGGGGGCCGGACGGATCGGGCGCTCACGACCCCCGCCCTGGGAGGCGCCGCGAAGGGACTACGCGGCGCGGTGGTACATGTCGTAGAGTTCAGACGTGGACGTGACAGGCGACGTACTCAAGCGGTTCGTCACCAAGTTCACGGTCAACCCTGAAACCGGCTGCTGGGACTGGACAGCGGCGAGTCGTTCTGACGGCTACGGGGCTATCAACACTCCGGGCCGCACCGAGCTTGCTCATCGTGTGTCGTTCACTGTCTTCGTCGGGCCGATCCCCGAGGACTTGCAGATCGACCATCTGTGCAACAACCGGGGCTGTGTGAATCCCGATCATCTGGAGCCTGTCAGTCAGGTTGAGAACCTCGGGCGTGGCGCTCGACGCCGCACTCGCTGTCGGCAGGGGCATCTCTTCACCCTTGAGAACACCGGCTACAAGGCGACTGGGTACCGCTTCTGTCGTCAATGCAGTCGAAGACAAAGCCGTGAAGCCCAGCACCGCAAGCAAGCGCGGGATCGAGCGATAGCCCTAGGCGGCGAAATTCCCGCTTGGGCAGCCCTGCGTTCCTAACTGGCGCGGTTCAAGTTCTTGGCGTAAACGAACCGATCGACGCGGGTGTACGCGGCCTGCTCCTCGGCGATCAGCCACGCCTCGACCGGCTGGGAGCGGGCGAACCGCTTCCAGATCGAGCCGTCCTGGTCGTCGAACTGCGGGCCGTTCCCGATCTCAAGGATCGTCACGTCGTCGAGCGGGATGCCGACGATCTGGTTGCGGGCCGCGTCGTAGTCGGCGAACATCCGCTGGCCCTTGTAGGTGATGTAGTCGAACCCGGTGTCGAGGGTGCCCTTGTCGCCCTCCCACCGGTAGTAGTTGCTGAGCCCCTGGCTGAACGTGTCGAGCACGGCCGGGTCGCACATCCAGAGGTTCTTGAACGTCTGGCCGGGGGTGAGGTGGGAGCCGCGCCTGCGGACGCAGCCGTCCATGACGGCGACGCCGAGGTCCTTCGCGGTGGCGTCGCCCGCGCGGCCGTCGGTGGCCTTCCAGTCCTTGTAGATCGACCGGTCGAGCCCCTGGAAGGTGCCGGTCTGGGCGATCGCCGCGTTGTAGCCCTGGAGGATGTCCGGGGCGTTCGGGGCCACCGCGCTGGCGGCGGCGTTCTCGATGTAGAACCCGTCGGTGGTGCCGATGACCGGGACGGTCTGCGTGTCGTCGTCGGCGCGGGCGACGGTGATCGTCTCCGAGCCCGGCGTCTCGACCTTGTCCACGATCATCACCCCGGCCTGCACGACGGCGCGGGTGGTGCGGTTGAGGATGTCGCCGACCCTGCCGAGGTACAGCAGGTCGGTGTTCGCCCCAGCGACCCCGGCGATCCCGGTGGTGCCCGCGGTCGAGGCGGTGGTGACGGTGGCGAGGAGCCCGGTGCCGTCCCCGCACAGAAGCTCGTTGCGGGTCTTGACCATCGCCTCCTGGGCGAGGCTCATCTCCAGTTCCGCCGCCTGCGCGAACGAGGTCTTCGGGTTGCCGCTGATCTTCGGCAGCCGCTTGGAGAGGCTGACCGTGTGCTCGATGGAGGCGATCCCTACGTTCGCCTTCATCGTGCGGATCTTGCGGCCGACCGGCAGGACTCCAAGCTCTGTCGCGATCCCGGTGCCCTGCTTGACGTTGCGGATGATCGTGATGCGGGCGGTGTTCTCCTCGTACTGGTGGTCTTCGAGGTTCCCGCGCTGGTACTGGTCCGCGAGTACGCCGCCCGACCTGTAGGCGCGTTGCAGCGTGAGCAGCAACTCGATCATCAAGTCGGTGTAGGAACCGGTGTACTCGGGAGCAAGCGTTGAAGCCATCGCTTTCTCCTTCGTTGTGAGGGGTGGTGCGTCCCCGCGCTACGCGGGGAAGGGGGTTCAGTCGTGCAAGCCCTGGCGGCGTTCCCACGCCAACCGCGCCTCGCGCATGTTGGAGGGCACCGGCTCTGAGTGGATCGCGGCGGTGCCTGAGGCGGGCGGCTCGGTGGTGCCGTTCCCGGCGAGCCCTTGCTGGTACTCGCGGACGGCGGCGGCGCGCTCTTCGGCGATCAGCTGGGTGAGGCTCTGCGTCGCGGAGTGGAGCCCGCGGCCGGGGTCCCAGAAGCGGGCGTCGGGGTGGTCTTCGGGGGGGCGCTGTCCGGCGGCGAGCGTGATCGCCAACTCGCGGATGTTGTCGGCGACGGGGGCGCCCAGTTGCTGCTCGATCCCGGTGAACGCGTCGGTTGCCCACGCGTTGTACTGCTGCTGCTCGGCAGCCTGGAGCGCCGGCATGCCTTGCATCTCGGCGAGCATCTGCTCGCGGAACTGGCCGAGGATCTGGCCGAGTCCCTGGCCCAGCTGCTGGCCGAACTCGTCCGACAGCGGGTCGAGCCCGCCGAACGGGTCGTAGTAGGGCTGCTGGTCGGGCGGCTCCTCCTCCCCGTAGTCGAGCCCTTGCAGCGTCTCCCAGACGCTGCGCTGGAGCGCCTCCTGCCCCTCGGGGGAGGAGAGCATCGCGTTGTAGTCGGGCGCCGCGGCTGTCTCGGGTGCGGCCTCCGCGGTCGCCTCGGGCGCGGGCTCGCCGCCGCCCACGTCGGGCGCGGCGTCGGCCACCGTCTCGTAGAGGTACGAGGGGTCTGGGCGCATGGCGCCTCCTTGCTTAGAGGGTTACTGTCCGCCGCCCGCCTGCGGCACCGGGCTCGGCCGGGGCAGGAAGGGCAGCAGGTTCTGTGCGCTCGGCGCGGGCACCCCGCCGCCGCCTTGCTGGGCGCCGCCCTGCGGGGCGGGCGGCATCGGTCCGCCGCCGGGGCCGGGGATCGGCGGCGGCTGCGGGGCGTTGGCCTGCGCGGCCTGCATCGCCTGGACGTGCAGCTGCTTGTGCTGCTCGATGATCGAGGACGCGGATTGCGCTTCGAGGTCGCCCAGTTCGGCCATCAACGCCAGCCGTGCCTGCTGCTGGTCGTGGACGCCGACGTGGACCTGCGCGTCGTCGGTCGGCGACACCGGCAGCAGCTTCAGCAGCCGGGTCATGATCACGTTCTCCAAAGCGGCCTTGTGCTGCTGGTCGGACTGCGCGTCCATCGCCGGTAGCTCCTGCGCCTGCCCGGCGTCGAGCGACGCCTTGTACCAGTCGAGCCACGCCGCCGGGTTCTGCTGCACCGCCCCGGCGTACAGCGCGGCCTGCCACAGGTCGGTGATCTTCTGAAGCTCGGCGCCCTGCGAGCGCGGCACCCCGCCGCCCTTGGCGGGCATCACCATGTAGGCGTCGGGCACCATCGCCCGCTGGTACACGAGCAGCCGTAGCGCGCCCTTGTCGCCTTCGATCATCAGCTGCTTGCCGGGGGGCCACTGGTGCATCGCCTCGATGGTGTCGCGGACGAGGTCGGCGACGCCCTGCTTGAACGAGGTGACGATCGGCCCCAGCTTCGTCTGGTCGTTCTCGGCCTGGAGCGCGAGCGCGGCGTACGGCGTCCCGGCGGGGGCGGTCGCGCCGACCGACTGGTCGTGCAGGCCGAGCGCCTGCTGGATGTCGGCGTCGCACTGCTGGATCGACTCCTGCATCCAGCCGCCCGGCCCGATCCCCTGGTCGATCGTCGGCTTCGTCGCCCCGGCCTTCAGCTTCACCAGTTCGAGCGGTGCCCCGGTCATCTCGCGGGGCTCGTCGCCCTCGGTGATGTACGTCTTCGGCAGCCCCCGGTCGATGACCTCGTCGGACTGCGAGATGCGCTTGTTGCGGACACGTTGCGGGCCGATGCCCGGCTCGATCAGCGCGCGGCCCCAGAAGCGCCGCTTCACCCTCCAGTAGCGGAAGTAGGTGATCCCGGCCCTCGGCCCCCACGGCGGCTGGTTGTACGGCAGGCTCTCGTCGAGGCCGAGGATCACGTCACCGGCCCAGATGCACGTCTGGCCGCGGGGGTGGTTCAGCGTCGGCCGCAGGTAGCCCGAGTACAGCAGCGCGTGGTTCTTCAGCTGGGTGCCCGTGGCTCCCGGCGCGAGCGGGGCGATCGAGCCGAGCACGCCGGTCGCCTCGATCTTCTCCTCGCGGATCAGCGCGGCCTTGTCCGGGTACGCCGACCTGAGCGTGTCAACGTGGACGGCGCGGCCGATCAGGTCGTACGGGAAGTCCTCGGGGTACTCGACTCCCGGAGGGGGAAGGATGTTCCACGGGGTGAGCCGCTCCCACGCGATCTGCCCTTCGCGGACGCTGCGGAGGTTCGACGGCTCGCCGTACTGCTGCCGGTCGGCGACGTAGGCGCGGGCGGCGCCGGGGTCGAGGATCGGCCGACCGGCCTGGAACGTCTGCTGGCTCCCGTTCTCCCCGTGGGTGTAGTCCTCGGTGGGGTGCGGCATCTCGCCGAGAAACAAGCCTTTGGAGCGGTCGTACCGGCAGCGTGTGCCCTCGGTGCCGTACACGGCGATCGTGAGCAGGATGTCCTCGCACGCGGCGTCGCCCTTCCACTCCTGCTCCCACCCCCACCCGTAGATGTCGTTCAGCGCGAGCGCGGCGAGCTTGCGGTCCTCGCCCTCGGTGACGGTGACCAGTTCGGGCCGGAAGTCGTCGGCGGCGAGCTTGCCCATCGCCGTCATCAGGTACTGGGTCAGCACGTCCGTTTCGAGGACGCTGCGTCCCTGCGAGCGGAGCGTCGAGCGCACGTCCTCGAGGGACCGTCGCGACCGGCCCGTCTCGTCGGTCCGCAGCCACTGGTTCCCGGCGGCGAACGCCTCGTTCAGCTTCCACTGCTGCTCGAACGGGCCGCGCGCCTCCAGGCTCTCGTCGCGCCGCTTCTTCCACTCGCGCAGCACCTTGTCGGGCGACTGCCGCGACCCGTCGGGAAGGTACACCTGCTGCTCCATCACGCTCACCAGACCGCCAACTCCTCATCGGGGTCGAGCGCCCGAGACGGGGTGGTGGACGGCTCGGGCGCTCTGCTGGGTGGGGGTGACCACGGCTTGTCGGCAAGGTGGGCCATGCGGTCGAGCAGGGCGGCGCGCTCGCGCTCCCACTGCTTCGCCTCGCGGGCGTGCTCGCGGCGCTCGTAGGCGATCAGCCTCGCGGACACGAGGAACGTCACGAGCCCGAAGGCGATCCCGGCGAGGGCGATTCCGATCACACGACCCACGTCGCTCTCGGGCTGTTCGCCTGTGCCGGCGCCTGCCGTCGTCCCGGCTTCGTCCGCGGCGCGAGCAGCTTCTGGATCGGCGGCGCCTGCGGCGAGCGGACACCGGTCCACGGCGAGTACAGCGGGTTGTACGGCTTCTTCGCGACCGTCTTGCCGACCGGGATCGGCGTGCCCCGGCGGGGCGGCTTGACCTTGTACACCGGGAACCCCGGCGGGTAGAAGCTCGGCGGGTGCCTCACGTCTTCACCGCCTCCCTGACGATGTCTTCGAGCCCGCGCCTCGACACGAGGACACGGTCGGACGCCGACTCCAGCTGCCGCTTCGCCTCCATCAGTTCGGCGGTGCGCTCGGCGAGCGCCTCGGCGAGCGTGGCCGCGTCGTCAGCGGCGAGCATCCCGAAGCGGGCGCCCATCTGCACCGCGCACGTCGCGCAGACGTACAGGTGGCCGTGCGGGTGCAGGTCGCGGCCCACGTCCACGAACCCGGCCGGGTCCTGGTGGCGCATGCACAGCACGCACGCCGTCGGCGACATCAGCGGGTCGGCGACGAAGAAGAAGTCCATCAGCTGCCACCGCCCTCCCACGACCCGCCGACCGCCGGGTCGTGCCAACGCTCCGAGGTGGTGCCGACCGGCCTGCCGGTGTGGACCGACACCCGGTCGAGCATGTGCCTCGTCTCCAGCTGGTGCACACAGGCCCGCTCCAGCGTGATCACCCTGGCCTGCACGTCGAGCGCGATCGCCTCGACCCGCCCCAGCCGCGCCTCGATCTCGTCGTAGCGTTCCAGTTCGGTCACGGCTCCTCCTTCGGTCTGCGCTCGCCGCAGGATGGGCACTTCGCCCAGTGCGGCTTCAGGGTGACCCGGCAGCGCGGACAAGGCCAATCGCGCCGCGCCGCCGGGTCGATGCGCCTCCACGGCGCCACGTTGGAGTGCAGGCTCACGCCGCCTTCTCGGCGGCAGCGGTCGCGACCTTCTGCCGCTCCTCCTCGGCCGCGACCTCCTCGTCGGAGGGCGGCGCGTACAGCACCTGCGGCGGGCCGGGCGGCACCGTCGCGGGCTCCTCCGCGACGACCGGGCCGAGCCCGAGCGCCGCCTCGATCCGATCAAGCCTGTCCTCCACGCTCGGCTCGTCGTTCTTCTTCGTGTCCTTCTTCGTCGCCGTCTCGGCCACCTCATCTCCTCCTTCGCTTGGAGGGCGCCAGCAGCTTGTGCAGCGCCCCGTGCTTGCCGTGCGAGAACTGGGGCAACGGCCCCTTGTTGTCGAAGTGATGCTTGCGAACCCAGGCGTGGCCGAACTTCCAGTTCAGGTACGCCCTCTGCTTCTGCGAGACGGCGGGCATGCCGACCTCCCTGTCTGCGAAACTCGCGCGGTCGTGCGCCCCGAAGCCGGAAACACCGTCGAGCGTGCCGCCGACGCCGCCCTGGACGCGATCTACGAGGCGCTCGGCTGCGAGCCCGACACGGTGATCGTGATCATCGGCGGCGCGACCGTGCCCGACGGCGAGCCGAACCACGTCACCGGGGGCGGCGGCAAGCTCGTCCCGGAAGACTTCGAGGAGCGGTCGTCGATGCTGCTGTCGGTGCTGCTGCTGCACGCGTCGTTCGTCGCCGAAGCCGCCGGGACGAACCTGCGGATGCTGCTCGCCGAGCACTTCGGGGCCGAAGGGTGATTCACCACAGCACCGACGCCCCGGCCCGCTCGCGTGCCTGCTGGCCCTGCTGACGGCGCTGCCAGCGATACCAGCGCGCCGCCAGCCTCGGATCGTCCGGCGGCTGCTCCTCCCGCTCCCTCGCCCTGGCCTCGGGGGACAGCAGCCCGTAGCGCAGCGCGGCGTGGCTATTGTGGACGAGAACCCCGTTCGCGAAGAACTCGGGGCGTCCCGCGACGCTCAGGTTGTAAACATCAGCCGTTCCGGCGGGCCGCACCGAGACGACCGCCGCACGAGCGAGAACACGTCCGCACACCCTCGTACCGGTTGCGGGTGAACTCGGCTCCGCAGACCACACAGATTCCTGTCTCGTCGTCAACGCGAGCGCGGCGCCTCCACCGTGACTTGCAGGCGTTGCAGCAGAACCGCGACCGGCCGGGAAACTTCGTCTCGTAGACGGTGCCGCACTCGTCGCAGGCACGCTCGACCAGGGGAAGCGCGGCGAACATCCGGCGTCCCAACTCGCGGCCCAACTCCTGTCCCTCCGGGGTGCGGCGGAACTCGGCGTACGCAGCCGACGCGGCCCGGACATTACGCCGTCGTGCAGCCGTCTGAGCAGGCGTCGAGCCTCGTGAATGCTCGCCGAGATGTTCCTTGGCCTCCCGCAGCTGGAGATTCCCCAGGACGTTGTTGAACGGGTCGCCGTCCACATGGTGGATGTGGTGGTCCTCGGGGATCGGGCCGTTCGCTCTCGACCACACCCTCCGCGCCCGCTTGTGAGCGTTGCGTTTCGCGGAAGCAGCAGGCATTCCGTACCGGAGCGTAGCCGACCTAGAGGCACCCACTCGCCGTCCGCGAGAACCGGGTGCGAATCGGTGCCGACGACCGTCGTCCCGTCGGCCAGCGTCATCGCGAACACCTGCCTGCGGCCCGTCAGCCCCGCCGCGGCCACCCGCCGCCACCCGTCCCTTGTCAAGACCCGGTCGCCGACGCTCGCCTGCTCGATCGGCACCGGCCCCGACGCGGTGGTGACCAGCGTCCCCGCGACCAGACAGTGGCCGTACTCCGACTCCCACTTGCGGTCGACGGCCTCGCCGCGGTCAACGTCGTTGTCGCCCGACGCGATCGGCGCGTCCACCAGCTGCTGCCACAGGTTGGGGCAACGGCTCTTCACGACGAAAAGCCTCGGCGCCCCCGTCTCCCCGTGCCTGGGATGCCACCGAGGGAAGAACCGGCGTGCCTGCGCCCCGCACGCCTCGCACCGCTGGCCCGGAAGCAACGGCTCCGTCGAGCAGCCGCACGAAGGCTCGAACAACTCTCGTAGGTGGACATACCCGGCCCTGCGCCTGTTGTTCCCCGGCTGCAACGCGAGCCCCAACCGCCGGTACTCGTCCATCAGCGTCAGCGGGTCGCCGATCCGGCTCTCGACCGCGAGGCTCTCCTTCAGGCTGCCGGGGTCGCCCCAGCACACATGCCGCACCGCGTACCCGTCCTCGTCACGGGCCTCCCACCACTCGCGCCGCCGCTCCAGGATCTCCACCGCGTGACGGCTGGCCGTACCCGGCGAGTAGTACTCGTCGGCCACCACCACGTTCCCGTCGTAGTCGGTGAGGAACAGCAGCCACGCCGTCGGGTTCGTCACCCCGTGATCCATCCCCTCGTGCCTGCCCCAAAGCTCGATCAGCCTCAGGTCGAGCGGGTCGACGGCATGAACGTCCTCGCTCAACTCGGGGTAGGCCTGCCCCTCGAACGCCTCCCAGTCACCATCGAGCAGCTGCGCGGCAAGAGCAGGATGAAGCTTCTTCAAACTCGCCTCGTACGCCTTCTGATCGACGTGCGGGTTGTCCGACAGCCTCGCCGGGATGAACACCCTGCCCTGAGGAAGCCTCCTCGCGGACGGCAGGTCGAACCGCTTCTTCACCCAGCCGTGGCCGATCCCGCCGGGGTTACTGGCCGCGCACATCCTGAGCGGCACCTTCCGCAGCGCGAGCTTCCACGGATCAGTCGCCTTGTCGTAGGTCGCGTCCGGGTGGATTGTGCACGGCCAACTGTTCTCACACTCGCTGCACTTGATCGCAGGACGCCGCAATCGAGAGAAAAGGTAGGTGTATTGGCCCTCGCTGAACTGCGTCAACTCGTCGAACCCGACGTACTGAAACTCCGCGGACTGATAGCGGTACTTATCGTCCTCCGCACGCAGATACGCAAAAGCAAGTGACGCACCACTGGGGAAAGTCCACGTCTTCTGCGTCTCGTTCCAACTCGCGTCACTGCCCTTCAACCACTCCTTGCTCCTGCTCATGATCGCCCCGGCCAGCGCAAGATCGGTGTAACTCCTCCTGAAAACGATCGCCGCGTACCCCTGCAAATCCGTCCACTCCAACGCACCATCGAGAAGCCAATCGCTCTTCCCGCCGCCCGCCGCCCCCCCGTAGAACACCTCGGACGGCTCCCCTGGTGGCATAAACCGGTGAGCCACCAAGGCAGCAGCCTGCTTCGGGCTCGGATTGTGCCTCGCGTACTTGCTGCGCCTCGGCGTCACCAGCGCCTGCGCCGACTCGTCGCCCAGCGCGTCCGCCCAGTCAGCTTCCATCTGACAGCCGCCCAGGGGCGACAAGCCCAGCCTCGTGCAGAACATCCAGCACCGCCGCATGATCAACGCTCACAGACACCGACTGGATCGGCCCACCCCGCGGGCCACTCACCTGAAGGCGCTCCGCGTACCGGTCAGGCCGCCTAGCCCTCAACTGCTCACTGAGGAGTCTGTCCGCAGAGGCTCGTGACTTCCCCTGAAACGACCTGCTCCACGCCTCGTCCTCCAGAATGTCCGCCGCCGCCGCATACGCCCGGTCGTACGCATCCCTGAACTGGACATCCTCATCCAGAAGCTCCTGAAACAACCTCCGCGGCACACCCAACTCCCCCGCCGCCCACGACGCCGACCTTCCCTCCGAGACAAGCCTCAAAAACTCGCTCCGCTCATCCCGCGACAACGGCCTGTACGGACTCTTGAAGCTCGGACTCGGGCCTGACCTCACGTTCCTCGGAGCCCTCACCTCCACCTCGGGCGGGCCAACCACCACATGCTCCACAGGCGAACCAACACCAAGCCCCGGAGTGATGATCCTGAGCCTATCCGGCCCCTCAGTCGTCCCCGTCGCCTCCCTGAACTTGTGCTTCCTCTGTGATTTCGACGGGCCCGAGCGCGTGCTGGGGGAGACTCTGGGAGCGGAGCCCGCATGAGACTCTTCGCGGGCCTGCGCCCCCCCACCGGGGGGCGTGCCTGCGGGCGTCGCGCTCGCCGCGACGCGCTTGCCATGCGACGACGGTGCGCGAGGCGGCGAAGCCGCCGGCGTGCGGTCGTCACGCAGCGCAGCGGGCGACTGGCTGGCTCTCTGCTCAGCAGCAGCCCGCGCTCGACGAGCTTGCTCGGCTCGGCTCAACGTGCCTCCCCTGGTTGGCTAGTGGTTGGGCGCTCGACGACGACGAGGCGCAAACCCGCATGGATACTGGGCTGGCCGCATTCCCGTAGAGACTTCGGCCGCACTGCATGCGCCTCGGAATCGGCTACTAGTGCATGCGAAAGCCCGTTACCGCCGAACCCGCCGATGATGCCTGACGCTCGGCCCCTGATCCCAGGTGGGGAGAGGGTATCTACTCCAAACCGGTGAGGCAAGATCCCCCGTTTGGGGTATGGTTTTTGTCGGAATGCCTGACGAATATCAGTGCAACGGGCCGCGACGGGCGGCGCTGTCACGAGAGGAAGCGCAATGTTCACTGTCCTGAACTACTCGATTAGCAGGGATTTCATCGCTTCGGTGCATCGCACGGGCTGCAAGGACATCGAGCGTGATGCCCGCGAGCATGCTGCGATTCCGTACTTCGGTTTCGCCACGGTCGCGGAGGCGCTGGCGGACTACATCGACGGCGAGATGGCTGAGATGGGCTACTCGGCGGACGACGTGAAGGTCTATTCCTGCTGCCGCTAGGACGAAACGCCCTACGGGGCGTCCGCGGGTGAGTGCCCGCGCTGATGAGTCCAAACGAGAGGAAGGGTGTTTCCATGTTGTCTGGTCGTACGGAAGCTTGCGAGATCATGCAGGCTGCGAGGAACCTGGGCGAGCAGCCCGATTCGCTGCTTGCTGCGTGCGAGGCGGTCTACATGAACGGCTTCGCTGATCGCGTCGGCGGTGATGTCGAGTCGCCGACGGGCCACTTCTACATGGTCGGCCGTTGGCTCGTTGTCACTGACGATCAGGGCTTCCATGCCCTGCATTCGTTCGTTGACGATCGCGCGGCCGAGGCTACGTTCGATGAGTGGGAGTCCTACTTCGTGAAGTGGGACGACGCTGAGGGGGGGTGCTAGCGGTGGCTTGGTCTTGGAGTCATACGGCCGAGGCGTACGCAGCGGCGTACGCGAACTGCTGCGAGCTTCCGTTGGAGACGTTGCAGGTGATCGCTGCGGAGTGGGAGGCTGTGCGCCCGGACGAGTCGGACGCGGATTTCGAGGGTTTCTCCCATCGGGTCTATGAGTCGGCGCTTGCCCGGATCAAGCGCGAGGAACTGTCTGCCGATCTGCTCGCCGATCTGGTTTGGGAGCAGGCAAGCGAGCAGGCTACGTGCGACAACGGCGGCTGGGCGGCGTGGTTGTGTCCGTTTGGCTGCGGCTGCCATTCGGTGCAGTTCGATCGGGCGGCCTAGGGCGAAACGCCGCTTCGCGCGGCGTCCGCGGGTGTGTGCCCGTGCTGACGAGCCCCGTCAACGAGAGGAGAGTGTGTCTGATGGACAGGGTGGTGACTGAGCGGGTGACGCGCCAGACGGCGCGGGCTAGTGATGCGCTGCGGGCGCTGCGGGCGGCGAAGGATGCCGAGGCGCAGTTGGCTGCGGCGCAAGCGCTGGAGTCGGCGGCGTGCCAGTTGCGCCGGGCGTTGAAGTCGGCGGTGCAGGCATGAGGCGTTTGGTGGCGGACGCGCTGGTGGTGTTCACGTTCGCGGTGCTGCCTGGGTTGGCGACGGTTTGGGTGTTGGTCAATGTCTAGAGAGGTCAACGAGAGGAGAGTTTCGGTGTTCGCTATTCACTTCAGCGACGACGCTGGCGAGTCGTTCCTGTCGGCGGTGACGCACCTGTCGGGCTGGACGGTGACGATCACACCGTACGGCGGCGGGGAGCGGTTCGACGCGGTGATCCGCGGCGGCGACTGGGACGGCGAGACGTACGAGCATGTGCTGGTGCGTCGTCTCGACCCGGTGTCCCGCGAGCCGATCGGGGGGGGTGTTCAGCGTCAGGGCGAAGCGGATCACGGTGCTGTAGGCCCGCTCCCAGAGCGCCCCTTCGGGGGCGCTGGGGGAGCATGCCGTGGTGGCATGTCGACGAGAGAGGAGAGGTGATGCAGGAGCAGGGTTTCACGGTGGAGGTGCAGGTCGACGTGTTGGCGTCGAGCCCGGAGGCGGCGTGGCGGCATGTGGCGTCGCAGATCGAGGGCAGCTTCGGCATGCGGGTGACGGCGGTGTTCGACGAGATGGGCGAGCGGTGCGATGAGCCCGGCGAGGCGGTCGGCTCATGAGGCGCGGCCGTCCGATCTCGGAGTCGCGGATGGACGCGGCGGCGCTGGAGTTGCTCGACCGTGTGGGCGCGTCGGTGCTGGTGCTGGCGCATGCCGAGGAGGAGTACGAGGCGTCGTTGCTGGCTGCACTGGACGCCGGCGCTTCGTATTCGGCGGTGGCGCGGGCGGCTGGCGTGAGGCGGCAGACGATCCACGAGTTCGCGGCGAAGGCTCGGAGGGAGGCGTGAGCGGTGTCGAGGCTCGCTTCATCAGGCGCGGCGATCGTGTCGTACTCGACAACGAGCGGGTGACCGTGGAGAGCGTGCGTTCGCTGAAGGGCGGCGGCGTTCGCATCAAGTGGGTCGGCTACGAGGCTGAGGAGTTCCTGGGCGAGGATCTGCTGGAGGTCGAGGCGCGTGACACGCTCGCGACGGCGTTCGGCCCGCGTCGAGGGAGGTTCGGCTCATGAAGGACGGGCGGTGGCATTGCCCGCTGTGCCTCCCCGGCGCGGCGTGCGACAAGCACCGCGGCTACGAGGAGGAGCTTGGGCTCGCCGAGGCCGAGGCGGTCGAGCGCGAGCGCCGGGGTGATGTCCTGTGGGCGTCGCGTCGCTATCTGTGGGCGATGGAGGAGTACGGGAGGGCCGAGGCTGCGCGCGACGAGGCGGCTCGGCTGGTCAACGAGAGGAGCGAGTGATGGCCGTAAAGAGGCGTCTCGTCCAGATCGGGCAGGCGGCGTTCCTCGTGTTCGCCGCGTTGTGGATGCTGGTCGCGCTGGTCGCGTTCGTGCTGGTGGTGACGAAGTGACGGCCGTGTTGACGTGGGCGCCGTTCGCGTTCCTCGCGTTCATGGCGTGGCGGGACTGGCGCTCACGACAGTAGCCGCCGCCGTTCGCGGTCACGGTCGAGAGCCTCCTTCGGGAGGCTCTCGCCGTTCCAGGGGTCGGTGCTGGCGATCTGGGCGGCGCGTTCACGGAGCCTCCTGGGTGGGCGGAAGTTGTGCGGCAGCAGGTCGCACAGGTGGGCGAGCGCCTCCTCGTACAGCACGCGTTCGGGCTCGCGGAGGTGGGCGTAGCTGTCGATGTGGATGATGTGGACGCGCTGGAGGATGGCGCGGTGCCAGCGGTTTTGCTGGCGCAGTTCGGCTAGGGCGTCGGCGATGTGGGCGAGCGCGGGCGGCAGCTTTACGTCGCGGTCGTCGGCGTCGTCCATGTAGCTGGACAGCCGGACGATGCGGACGACGGGGTGGTCGAGTTCGGGGTGGGCGTCTGCGGAGCTTCGGATGACGGAGCGCCTGTCGTCCATCGGGTCGTAGTGCCAGCCGCCGGCGCCTTCGCAGTTGGTGCAGGGGCCGTGTCTTGTCTTGCCTGAGCCGCTGCACTGCTCGCACTTGCGCCACGATCGTGCGCTGCGTTTCCCGGTTGGCGTCATGAACCCGGAGCGGCTGTGGTTGCGCGGCGCGGCGGGCGCGGGCAGCGTGTCGTGCAGCCAGTCGAGGCAGAGCGCGACGACGACGGGCGAGCGGCGGTGGGGCATCCTCATTGCAGCGGGTCGAGGTCGCGCCTCAGCCGCGTGAGCTTGGCGGCGGTGGCTTCGTCCATCCACGGCGGCGGCGGCGGGCACGAGGTGCGCCTGTCCCAGTCGCGCACTTCGGCCGACGCGCGCTTCTTGTGCCGTCCGCGCAGCCGGTCGTGCTTCGGCAGCTTGCTGCGGGTCATGTCGGCTCCTCCCCGGCGGACGGGTCGATGTGCGCGAACGGGCGGTCGTGGTCGTAGGTGAAGCCGTGTTCGCGTTGATGGCAGATCCAGCACAGAAGCTCTACGTCTTCGGGTAGCTCGCGGCCAAGACGTTCATAGCTGCGGTGATGGAGTTGAAGGCGGCGTTGGCAGCCGCAGCGTTCGCATTTCTCGCCGCGGTAGCGCACGACGAGGTTTTTGCGGGCTCGCCAGAAGGGGGATTCGAGGTAGGCGAGGTATTCGTCGTGGGTCATGGCTCGTCTCCGACGAAGTCCTTGTGCTCGGTCAGGGTGGCGGCGAGCGCGAGGAGTTCGTCACGGTCGGCGAGGGTGAGTTCGGCGTGCATCCGCCGCTCGATGACGCCGAACTCGTCGGCGGCTGTCTCGACGGTCATCGTCTCGCGGTCGAAGCCGTGGCCGTCGAGCCACGCTCGACAGGCGTGGGCGACCTTGGCCGAGGCGGGCGCCGCGAACGCGTTGGTTGTAGAACCCTCCCCCTCCTTTTCTGAAGGAAAAGGGGGAGGGTTCTTAGGGGACGGGCCGGGAACGGGCGCGCTGGCGCGCCCGCGAGGGTTCGTTTTGCGTGCGGTATCTGTTCGACCGTTCGTTCGGTCTTCGGTTCGCGAATCGTTCGCTTCGGCGTTCGCCATCCGTTCGGCCTGCCTCCTCAGCCGCATCCGCTCTGCATCAGGGCTGGGGTTGTAAACGGCCCAGTCGTGGATGACCAAAGTCCCGTCTTCTTGAGGGTCCAACCAGCCGCTTTCCACAGCCTTCTTCAGCAGCCGTTTCGTGACCGTTCTTGGCATCAAACTCAGGTCGTTTGGGAGCCTTCCTTTGGTCTGAAAACGGGCGCAATACAGCATCACTTGGAGCCAAGACCAGCGGTTATCCACAGACCAGCCAGCGAACTTCGGGTGCTGATCGAAGCCGTCGTCGAGTCGCAGCCACGTCACCTCGTCACCTCCGTTCCGTCGTCGCAGACGAGCCGAAGCGCCGGCATGCCCGCCTCGTAGATCTCGTCGTCCATCTCGGCGAACGTGCGGACGACGACCTGCGTCCGCTCACGCTCGCCTGGGCCAGCCCACGCCTTCACGAGCATCTCGGCCACGATCTGCGAGTCGTCGTGCCACAGCACGCCCGTGAGCGCGTCCTCGACGCCCCTGGCGATCTTCAGGCAGTCGGGGCGGGTCGTCGGCGCCTCGCTCGCGCGGCCCTTCGCGTTGAGCCCCTTCACGCCGAAGTGGCTCTTCGGCCGCAGCCGCGTCTCCCTGATCACCACGACGAGCGGCCCTTCCAGCAGCGGCCCGTCGTACGCCTCGCTGGCGGCGTACGCGACGAGCGCCTTCCACGGCTTCGCGTTCGGGTTCGCGTCGGTGACACGGGCGCGGCCAGCCACCACGAACGCGCGCTTCGAGCCCGCAGGCTGCGCCCGGCCTAGAACCTCGAAGCTGATCATCGGGGACCCACGATCTCCGCGATCCACAAGACCGCGGCGAGGCGGGTGCGGTGGCCGAGGAAGCCGAGCCGAACGCCTGCGTTTCCCAGCAGGCATGCGGCCTGAAGCTGCTGATGCATATTATTCATTCGAGTCCCGCCGCCTTCAGCACGTCCGCCCACGACCCGTAGCGGCGTATGAGCGCCGACCGTGACGGCCGGTACCCGGACGTGTCCCACTCGGTTGACAGCGGCGTGTGCCCCAGCTGCTCGGCGAGGCTCCTCACCCTCGACTCGATCTGCGAGCGCGGCGTCTTGTCGTGCGCGCCGCCGCCGCCGCGCGAGATCCACCCGGACGCGAGGTGCTCGGCGTTCAGGCAGTGTTCGAGCCCGCACGTCGCCCACACGTCGATCCGCGACGACAGCGGCCCGTGCTTCTGCTTCCACGCGTACCGCTGCGCCAGCGTCCTGTTGTGGTTGGTGCGAACCCTGAACACCGGTCGGCCGCGCCAGTCGCGCAGGCCGTCCCACACGAGGTGGTCGCCGAACGGCACCGTGCGCGCCCAGAACCGCTCGCTCTCGGTGCCGTGGTCGCGGCGCAGCGCGTACGGCGGGTGCCCCTCGGCGCAGCACGCCCGGTGCCACGCCTCCCACAGCGCCTCGCCGTACAGCGCCTCGCCGTCGGCGCGCGCGGCGCGGTAGGCGCGCTGCAACGTGGACGACACCGGCTCGTCGGCCACTACCGTCAGCCAGCCCTGACATTTCTCCCGCAGGAACGGCGTCGGCAGGTAGTCGAGGGCGCTCATAGCGCCTCCTCCAGCTTCATCTGGCCCATACGGCGCAGCGCCTCCTCTCGCTCGGTGGTTTGCAGGTAGCGCCGCAGCTGCCCGCCGATGAACTCGGAGTACGCGGGCGGGATCGCCTCGCGTAGCTCGTCGCGGTTCATCCAGTCGATGCCCATCGCCGCCCTGCCGGCGTCCGCGCCTGAGAAGTGCCCGACGATCTGCATGAACTCGCCGTCGCGCGGAGGACGACCCATCTTCACCTGCGGCGGGCGGCTGAACCGCAGGAACGGCACGTCGAGCGGCCAGTTCGTCTCGAAGTAGCGCGGCCGGACGGTGCGGAGCCCCTCGAACATCTGCCCTTCGAGCACGACGGGGTCGCGCAGCGGCGCCCCCTCGACGTTCTCGATGACGTACGGCAGGCCCGTCGCGTCGAGCAGGTCGCGCACAGGGGCGACGAGGTCGGCGTGGACGCGTCCGCGCAGGATCTTCGCCTTCGAGTAGCCCTGGCACGGCGGCGACGCGTGGAGCGCGTCGAAGTTCATCAGCGGCACCAGCGCGAGCGCGGCCTGCGCGTCGCACTGGAAGAACGCGAACGGGTAGTGCGGCTGACGGGCGATGTCGACGCCGGTCACGTCGAACCCGGCGCGGTGATAGCCCATCGCCGCGCCCCCGGCGCCGCAGAACAGGTCGAGGAGGCGAGGGCTCACCCGCAACTCCATTGCCGCCACGAGCCGTCGCGTGCGACCGTCTGAGCGGCGCTGAGCGCGCTCGCGACCGGGTCGAAGGGTGAGAGCCCGAACGGGCTCCAGCCAAGCTGGAACAGCCCCAGGTAGCGCCCGTTCTGCGCGAACGGGTTCATCGTGGACTCGCAGTAGGCGACGGCTCGCATCTTCGACTCGCTCACGCCGAACACGCGCGAGGCGAGCCGGATGCCGTAGTCCACGGTCGGCGTCCAGCGCCGACGCATGGACACTCGAAGCCCCGATATCACCGTGTGGTTAGCTCTGAGCCGCGTGGCTGCGGCGTTCAGCGCACGGCGGTTATGGACAGCCCGCGTCGCCCACCAGCGAATCCGCTTGCCCTGGATCCGCTCGTGGACGGTGGCGGTGACGACGACGGTGCGGTAGACCGTCGCCAGCGATGTCGTCGTCGGCGGGTCAGCGGTGCCGACCGTGGCGAACGCGAGGCTCGTCCCGAACGCGAAGAGCAGCGTGGCGGCGGCGGCGTTGCGGGCCATCTATCCGCCCACCTCGACATGGCAGAGCGCCTCGTCGCCCCAGGTGTCCCAGCCGAGCCGCTGTCGGCGGGCGAACAGTTCGATGTACGGGCCGGGAGATACCTGCTCGATGAGGTCGTATGACCCGTCCGGCTTCGCCGAATGGATACGCCCTCCGTTGCCCTTCGCGCGGGGCGCGTGCCATCGCTGCACGCTGCCGTTGTTTCGCGTCTCGAACGCGAGCGTGCCCTTGCGGCACACGAGCAGGATTTCATGTTGAGGGCGGGGAAATCGGCCGAGCCCGAAGTTGATTTTGTCCCACACGATCTCCGAGACGACTTGGAAGCTCCACGCGCGAGCGCACCGCACGCCGACCCCCTCCCTGTTGAGTTGGGCGGGAACCCACAGATAGAGGTGCGCGCCGTTTGTCTCGGCGAGGTCTGCGACGGGCAGCGCCTCGATCCACTCCAGTGGCTGCGTGACGTACGGGAAGGCTGTTGCCCGCGAGCGGCGTCCGCCTGCGCCCGCCCAGGGCCGCTCGCGGCCCTCATGGAACGGCCACGGCGGGTCCGCGACGATCGTGCGGTAGCGGGCCACTTCTCGCCCCTACGCCACCCCCGCCTTCGCCAACCACCAGCCAACCTCCAGCACGCGCGAACGGATGCAACGCCGTGCAACGGCCGATGGAGCCACGCGGGTTACCTCATGGTTCCACGGCAGGCCGCTTTCTGACCCCGAACACGGCCTACCGCCTGGACAAAGGACTTGGGACCAAAAGGAAGGGCGCTGACCAACCAGCGCCCAACCCCTGAACGACGAACCGCGGTGCGCGGCGTTGCCGATCACGACACCGCCCGCAGCGCGGACTTGTTGCGGCCGAGCGCCTCCTGCTCGGCGTCGAGCCAGAAGTCCCACCACTCGTCGGCCGTATCGATGACGTGCGAGTAGGCGCTGCGCTGCTTCAGCGACGCGTGGCCCGTCCACTCGCGGATCTGCACGTCGTTGATCTTCATCGCGCCCCACAGCGACACGCGGCGGTGGCGCATCAGGTGCGGATGGACGTGCGGTGCGCCGGTCTTCTTCGCGGCGCGCTCCAGCGCCCTGCGGAGCCCCGTCTCGCCGCACCAGCCGAACGGCTTCGCGGCGTCGTTGCAGCGGGCCTCCTCGTACAGCCCGCGCAGGTGGGTCACGAACTCGTCGGGCAGCGGCAGCGTCCGCTCCCCGGTGGAGCCGCCCTTCGTGATCTCCTCGGGGATGAACAGCGTGCGGGTGGCGAAGTTGACGTTCTCGAAGGTGATCCCGCGAAGCTCGCACAGCCGCAGCCCGAAGCACTCGGCGAAGCGGATCACGATCACCCACTTCGTCGGCGTCAGCGCCGCGAGCAGCGCCTGCCACTGCGACCCCTTCGGCATGACCTTCTTCTTCTTCGGCTGCACGGGGATCTCGACGCCCTTGCGCGCCGTCTCGCGCTGCTCGTTGACGACCCCGGCGTGCGTCAGCGCGAGGCTCAGCCGGGTCAGGTACTTCTCCAGGGTGCCCGCGCCGTACTCGAACTTGCCGTCGGCGCCGGGGGTGCCGAGCTTCGTGACGATCGCCTGAAGGTCGTTGCGGGTCACCGTGCGCGGGTCAGTGTTGGCGCCAAGGAACTGGCACCAGAACTTGCTGGCCGACTTGTCGCCGACCCTCGTGGACTCCTTCTTGCTGACCCGCGACTCCTTCCACGCGGCGAACATGGAGGCGATCGTAAGCGCCGTCTCGCGCTCGCGACCGACCTTCGTCAGCGACACCTTCGGGTCGTTGCCGTTCAGCAACTCGCGCCACACGCTCTCCAGCAGGGCGTTGGCGAGCGACTTGCGGTTGCGGCCGTAGAACGACCCGGCGACGATCTGCCTGCGGCTGCGGTCACCGGGAAGCCGGTAGACCACCTCCGTCTTGATCTTGCCCTTCTTGCCGACGCGGTCCTGCGGCCAAGGCTTCGGGATCATGCGACACCTCTCTCTCACGACAGTGCTGCTCGCTGGCGGCTCTATCCTCGACTGGAGGAGCGCGAACAGCTGACTTCTCTCAACGTAGTGGCGTCGGCCAATTTCTGCAAGAGGCAGTTCCGACATCAGCAACTCGGCGCAATGTCTGGACACGCCCAGCATCCGCATGATCTCGGGGCATCCAACCAGCTGGGTCATGTCTGCTCCGCGACGAGCCGCACGAGGTCGTCCAGCTTGTCCGCGATCGCGACGAGGGCAACCGCGATCTTCTGGTCGGTGTCCATTGTCTGCTCGGTCGCAGCGATCACGGCCGCACCCAGCCAGTCGCCACCGTCCAGTGCGTCCCAAAACTCGTTCGATCCAGTCACGCCGGCACCTCCACCGCAGCGCCTACGACAGCCGACGCGCCGTCGGCGCCCCGCTCGACCGTGATCGTCTGCGCGAACGACTCCCGCAGCGCGTCGTCGTGTGAGATCAGCAGCACCTTCGAGAAGCCGTAGCGGTCGCGCATCTCCTCGACCACCTCGACCAGCGCGGCGCGGCCCTGCACGTCGAGCCCGTCCGGCTCGTCCACCGCGAACACCTCGCAGTGCGCGCCGTGCGTGAGCAGCAGCTGCGCGAGCCCGATCCGCACGGCGAGGTCGAGGCGCATCCGCTCGCCGCCGCTCCACATCTCGTAGGCAAGCTCGCCGCCGTCGGGGGTGTGGATCACGATGTCGAGCGTGTCGCGCAGCTGCTCGCTCGTCTTCAGCGCCCGCTGCGTGCGTAGCTCGACACGGCAGCTGGCCGTCTCGGAGCCGAGTCGCTCCAGCACCTCCTGCGCCCGCGTCTCGATCAGCGGGATCGCGTTCTCGATGATCAGCAGCGGGATCCCCGTCGGCGCGAACATCTCGGCGACGACCGACAGCAGATGCTGGTCGGCGGTCGCGGCGTCGAGCGCGTCGAGGGTGGCACGCAGCCGCCGCTCCTCCTCGTGGAGGCGGGCAACCTCGTGCTGGGCGGCGGCGAGGTTCCGGTCGTTCGCGGCCGTCCGCTCCTGCTGCTCGCGGAGGTATGCGCCAGCGCGTGATGCAGCGGTGCGTAGCGCCTCGAAGTCGAGCGCCTCGACGGCGTCGGCGGCTTCACGGTAGGCGCGCTTCGCCATCACGGCGTCGATCCGAGCTTCGTTGAGGTCGTCCTCGTCGGGCGGCTCCACCTTCTCCAACTGCTCGATGTGCGCCCGCGTCTCGATCAGCCCGTTGAGGGCGGTGCGCGCGTCAGCCAGCGCACGCACCGCCACGTCGAGCGCGCCCTCGTCCGGCCTCGGCGGCTGCGCCGGCACCTCTGGGAAGGCGACGCACAGCGCCCGGTCGGCTAGGCCCGAGGCGATCTCGTCAAGGTCGGCGGCAGCCTCCTGCCTCGCCTTCACCGACTCGGCGAGCGCCTCCATGCCGAGCATCTGCTTGCACTCCCGGCAGCGAACAGTGCCCGGTCCGACGGCTGCGTCTTCGAGCGCCTCGGCGCGGGTGCGCTCGGCGAGGGCGCGCTGGTCGGCGGCGAGCGCCAGCAGGTCGCTGTGCTGCCGCTCAGCCTCTTCGCGGGCTCGAACGGCCGACGCGTGAACGTGACAGCGATGCTCGAACATCTGCTGCTCGCCGCGTCGCTGCTCCACCTCGGCCTCCAGCCGGGGCAGCGGCGCAACCGCGTGCTCCAGCGCCGGGACACGCCGCCGCTCGATCGCGAGCCTCGACTTCGCCTCGCGCGCCACGTCGGCCGCGCGCTCCAGCGCCACGAGCTTCTCCTCGGCCCGTCCGCGCTCGGCGTCGAGAACACGAAGCTCCTGCTGCTGCGCCTGCGCCTCGGCGAGCGCATGGGAAGCCTCGTCCCGTTTCCCCTCGGCGAGCGTGAGCGCGTCGAGGAGCCGCTCGTGCTGCTCGGCGAGGACGGCTTCGCGCTCGACCGCCACGGGGATCCCCGCTACCTCGCCTTCAAGCAGACCGGCGGCGCCCGAGTACTCCGCGATCGTGTGCTCCATGCCACGCCGAAGCTCCTTCGCCCGCTCGTGGGCGCGCTCGTACACGTCGAGCCCGCCGATCGTGTTGCGGAGGATCTCCATGCGCTCGGCCGGACGCGCGCTCGTGAGCGCAGCTGCGTCGCCCTGGGCGAGGTAGGCGGATGCCCTCCACGTTGCCCGCGTGAGCCCCAGCGTGGCCTCCAGGCGCTCCTGGGTGGCCTTCTGGCTCTCTCGCGTCAGCGGCTCCCACGAGCGGTCGTCGGGCGTTGCGCGTACACCGTGAGCGTCACACTCGCGGTCGAAGTCGAAGAAGCTACGTCCGCCGTGCAGCCCGCGGCGCACCCGATACGCCTCGCCGCCGTGCTCGAACTCAACCTCGATCGTGAGGTCGTCGGCCCCGCGACGCAGGTACGGCTCAAGGGACCGAGCACCGAAGAAGGCGATGTCGATCGCCGTGAGCAGGCTCGACTTCCCGGCGCCGTTGGGGCCGACGATCGCCGTGGCACCATCGGGCAGCGGAAGGTCGAGCCGCTCGTAGCTGCGGAAGTTCCACAGCCGGATGCAGAGGACGTTCACCGGATCACTCGCAGCTTCGGCACGTCGTAGCTGCTTGTCCTGATTGCGGGCGTCCCGGTCATGCAGTAGTCGCGGTACTCGGTGTCGTTCAGGATCCGCAGCAGCTGCTCGGACTGGGCGCGGGCCCGCTCCAGCAGTTCGCGGACGTAGCTGATCCAGTTGTTGTCGTCGTGCTCCAGCGCCTCGTGGACGTTCCACGCGAACCGGTTCGGGAAGTCGCCGCCCTGGAAGCACTCGATCCAGTGCCGCGTGTCGAGCGCGATCAGCGACGTGCGGTAGGCGGGCGGCGTCGGATCAAGCGCCGGCACTTCCATGATCGGCTCCCGTTTCCGTTCGTCCGGGTCGCTGCGCCAGTCGATCGGCGCAGGCGTGTCCCGACGCATGCTGTTCGTCGGGCGGCGCTTGTGACCGGCCTTCGTGAGCCCAAGCTCCTGCGCGTCTCTCGCCGCCGTACTCGTGGCGATGCCGAGCGCCGGGCCGATCGTCTCGAAGTTGTAGCCCTGCCTGAAGAGAAACGTCACGGCGGCACGCCGACGCCGGACCTGCTCGGGCGTCAAACGCTTGCCGGGGCGGCGGCGATCATCCTTACCAACGACTGTTGCATCTGCACCAGTCGGGTTTGCGAGGAGGTCACGGCGAACCTGATGGCGGCTGACACCGATGCACTCCCCGATGCGAGCGTACGACCAGTCGAGATCCTCCCGTAGCAGCCGCTCCGCTGCGACACGCTGCTCGCGGTCGATCCGGCGGTTCGGGTTGTCGATAACCGCAGCCGAGACTTGGTCGGCAAGCGATCCCCCGACCATCTGTTGCGGGCAGTCGAGCCCAAGCTCCTCCGCGATGCGCTTGCGGTTGCGTCCGGCGACCACGACGCCGTCGGGCGTCACGAGGATCGCGTGCCGGACGCCGTTCGCCTGGATGTCGTCGCGGAGCGCCTCGTACTGCTCCTCGGTCAACGGCTCGTACAGCGTGGCGAAGTCGATCTCGGTCATAGCGAGATCCTCGCCTTCGCCGACCGCAGCGCCTTGTTGTACCGGGTGACGAGCGCCTCGGCGATCAGCTGGTGCGCGGGCTGCTCCGCGACGGCCGAGCCGTGCGCGATCCACTGCTGAGCAACGCGGTCGCGCAGCACCTTGGAGATCCGGTGCTGGTTCATGTGCGGGTTGCGGATGACCAGCACGCCGACGGCACGCACGAGATCGCGATTCCAGCGGGCCGATGCAGAGTCGATGCTGTCCGGCGGGTACGCCTCCTCGATGACATCGAGGAGCCTGTCGAGCATCTCCGCGCCGACCTCTGGGGTGAACTGGCCGTGGTGGATCAGACGGCGGATCTCGCCCACGCACTTGATCGAGGTGGGCGACGGGGCGGCGCCGAGCCGCAGCCCGTGCATGCGGAGAACCTCGTCGGCCTGGACTTCGTGCGGCTCGCCCTTCCGCACCAGCAACTCCCACTTCTGAAGCAGCGTGTGCGCTCGGCGGCTGGACGTGATCGCGAGCGCGAGCCCGGACTCTTCTCCGATCTCCAGCCCATCGGGAAGGACGAAAACCCAGACCAGCGTCTCCGGGTCACGGCGCTGCATGGCGAGGACGCGGTGCTGGGCCTCCACGACGCGGAACCGACCGTCGAGCAGCCTGACACACGTCGGCGCTTCCACAAGCTCCCACCTGAAGTCGTTGGCGATCTGGTCTACGCGGTCGGGATTGGTTTCGCGCTGCGCGTTGCGATCGACCACGAGATCGCCCACACGCACTCGTAGAAGTTCCCGCGGGTCAGGGGGCAACGCCCCCCGCCGGTCGCGAATCGGATGAGTTGCAGGGACAGCCATACGGCCTGCTCCTTTCTCTCGCGGCTACGCCGCCGCCTCTTTCAGGATCTGTCGGCCCCGCTCGCGGAGCCCCGGCACCTCCTTCTTGCTGGCCTCGATCCACGCGTCGATCGCGTCGAACGGGTGCAGCGCACCCATGTTCTCCACGCGCGCGCGCGAGGCGCGCTCGATCGTCGGGACGATCTGCACGCTCGCGGCGCCAGCGGCTAGCAACTCACGCCGGATCTCCGCGTGGTCGATACGACGCGCCTGCTCCTCGGTGGCTCGGTACCGGAACCTCACGACGGCGCCGGTCACGTCCGGCGCGACCGTCCGCTCGTTCTGCGTGAAGTCCTCCTCGATCGTCAGGAACGGCCGATAGTCCAATTCCACGAACTCGGCCTCACCGTCTTCCCAGATCCAGCAGCCATGCGGGTCGTTCTCCTCGCCGTGGTCGAGACAGAGCGGCGAGCCGACGGAGTACGCCTCGCGGGTGATGCGACCCGGCGAGTGGACGTGACCGAAAAAGCAGGCGTCGAAGCCCATGCGGTCAAGCTCTTCGACGGGGAACAGAGGCTCGTGAAGCGCGTCGGTCGGCAGGCCCGTGGGGAGCCGCCAGCCGGTCGTCGCCCAGTGCCCGAGCAAGATGCACGGCAGGTCGGGGCGGAAGCGGCGCGCGCTCTCGCGGAGGTCTTCGGCGATCTGCATAAGCAGTTCGGGCACGGCCGCGTCGGAGCCGTTCCCGCTCGCCCGCAGACGTGCCGGCGATACCCACGGCAGGCAGCAGACGGCTGCGCCACCGACCGGCACGACGCCTGGATTGGCGCGTGCGATCAGCAGCCCCCCGCCGAGTTCGCTGCCGACAAGCTCGATCGCGCTGGGCACATCGCCGCGCGCAACGTCGTGGTTCCCGTTGATCGCCACGACCGGCACGGGATAGCCCACGAGCGGTCGCTGAAAGGCGGCGCGCTCTGCCGAACTGGGGTTGCGTAGCTCGCAGGCGTCGCCTGCGAACAACACGGCATCGCAGTTGTGTGCGACAGCGAGGTTGAGCGCCTGCTGCCAGCTGGACTCCTGATCAGCGAGCCGCTCGGCGTACATGTCGCGCGACTTGCCGATGTGCGTGTCGGCCACGACGAGCAGGCGAGTCACTGGATCACCGCTCGGGCGTAGCCCTGCGCCACCCGCTTCGCGTACTCGTCGCTGCACCCGAGCGCCCGCAGCTGCGACTCGACCTTCGTCGCCCACTGGGCTGCTCGATGGTAGGCGAGCGTGAAGCTCGTGCCGTCAGGCTTCTCGTAGCGGATCATGTGGCTGCGCCACGCAGACCCCGCCGCTGGAGCCACTCGATTGTGCCTGCGAACGTGTCGAGCGCGATCTGCTGCGCTTCCTTCACGGCCTCACGCGAGTCGCCGGACACGATCTTGATCTCGACGCGCGGCTCCTTCGCCGTCTCGATGATCTTGATGCTGGAGCCGACCTCGGTCTGCTCGCGCTCGTGGACGTACTCGGTCACGAGGGCAGTCCTTCGGTGAAGACGCGGAGCGCCTCCACGAACTCGGGCGGCTCCCGCCAGTCCGATGCCGCCCACCGCAGGTAGTCGCGGCCGTCGTCGGTGCGCGCGATGTCGATCAGCTGCTGGTTGCGGAACCTGCCGGACGGGAACGCGAACGCCCCGGCCTGCTCGACGGTCATCCTCGCCGTCTCCGGGATCGGGTAGGCGGTGGAGCCGATCGGCTCCTCGACGTACACGCGGTCCTGCGGCGGCTCCTCGTCGGGCTCCCACGCGCCGACGGGCTCGTCGGGCCACTCGGGAAGGGATGCCGTGGAGGACGACGACTCGCCCGAGAGAGAGCGGTGCGTCGAGACGGAGTCGGTTGGTGTCAGCGGGCTGTCAGGCCGCTCCGACACCGCCTGTGGTTCCTCCGCGGCAGTCTCACCATAGAGCAAGGCGCGCGCGGCGCCACCCCTCTGCGGCACAAGTTCGTGGTGGCGCTCCAGCCGCGCGTACACCTCGTCCAGCGACTCGGGGAGCCACAGGTCGAGGACGTACAGCGGCGCCTTGATCCCGAGCGGCGTCAGCATCGTGGACGGCTTCAGCACGAGCTTCGGGCGGACGGCCACCATCGCGTACGAGCCCAGCTGCGCGTAGATGTCGGTCGCCGTGTCCCAGATCGTGTCCATCGACTCCTTGCCGCGCGTCGCGACCTGCGCCATGCCGCCGAGCCCGAGGACGTTGGGGATGCCGAACGACACGAGCATCTGGAGGTACACGTCGAGGTCGCGCGCGATCGGGTCGTCCACGCCGCTGATCGCCGCCTCGCGCACGACGAGCCGCGCGTCCTTGCCCTCGCCCTCGCGCTCGAAGACGGTCAGCGTGTCCGGCCCGCCGAGCCTGCCGAGGGTCGCGAAGTTGGCCGCGCCGACGGCGCGGAGGAAGTCGCCCGCGAAGGCGACGTGACGGATCGTGAGGAACCCGGCGAGGGAGCCGGGGAGCCGGATGTCCACGGCGCGCGGCCGGTCGCCGTAGACGGCCATGAACTTGGCGACGGCGCGGTCGTCGCCGCGCGGCAGGAAGTGGTCGGTCTTGACCGGCGCCCCGCTGCGCTGCTCGTCCTGGTAGCCGAGCGCCAGCCGCAGCTGCGGGCGGCGGCGCTGGCCGAGCGCGCGTCCTGGCCCGTGGGACGGGAGGTCGAGCGCCGCCTCGGCGGCGCGGACTTCGAGGTCGTTGCTCATCGGAGAGCGCGAGCCTCGGAGTAGTTCGGGTCGAGCGTGAGGAGGTCGCGGTGCTCGGGGCAGACGAGCCCGTAGCAGGGCTTGTCGCAGTACGCGCAGCGCCGGTACGTCTCCTTCGGCCGGGTCGCGACGAGGTCGCGCACGAGGCGGCGCTGCTCGTTCACTTCTTGCCCTCCAGCACCGCGTCCACCCACTCGGGGCGGACACGAACGATGTGCGGCGAGGGCTGAGCGACCCGTAGGCGCCCCTCTTGGATCCATGTGTTGATCGTGCGGAGGCTGACCCTCGCGTAGTCCGCCGCCTCCTGCTTGGTGAACCACCTCTCGGACTGCGGTCGCTCCACGACGCTCATCGCCCCTCCTTCGCTGGGGGCGGTTTCTACGTCGTGTTCGGCCCGATCGCAAGGGCCGCTGTTGCCTAAATGTGCCCGCTATTGCACGCGTTGACGACCTATGACGACCTATGACGACCTATGACGACTGCTCTGAAAAGGTCGGACTTTGCGGGATATTCACGTTCGAGGGTGCCTGGGCACGTGCTGACGCGCCTGTCTGCCTCGTGCCACCCAGCGTCGCACAGTCCCCTCGACCACCCCCACCGCGAGCGCGATCTGCCGTCGGCTCACTCCGCTCTCCACGGCAGCGAGAGTCTCCAGCCCCAGCGCGTCGGCGGCGTCCTCGGCGTCGGCGTCGGCCGAGTGCTTCAGGGCGAGCAGCGCCCGCAGACGCGCGACCGTTTCCGGCGCTGGTGGCTGCCCCCGTTTCGGCATTACCGAAACGTTATGTTCGGGGCATTGCAGGCTATTGCGTCGTATGGTACGCGCTTGCTAGGATCGCCCTTCCCTTTGGCAGCAGGGCAGAAGTCGTAGCCGGGGAGAAAGGGGCTAGTTGCCTGAGTCCGACCGTCGCCTAGAGGCATGGGTGCCCGCGCCCTCGGACATCCTCACGCGACGGGAGGCCGCGGACTACTCACGATTCTCGATCTCCTCAGTAGATCGAGCAATCAAGGCAGGGCGGCTGAGGTGCTTGCCGCGCACCCCCGGCGGCAGCACGCGGGTGCTGACCCGCCGGATGTGGGTGGACGACTGGCTGGCGGGCAACTACGTCATGCTCGCGCTCGCCCTGGCGCTCGTCGGCTGCATGGCGATCTGCGCTCTGACCGGGCTGCCATGCCCGCTTCGCCGCCTGTTCGATCACGACCGAATCCATCACCACCACGGGCACAGGCATGTCGCCCGTCTACTGTCTCCGAGAGGGAGGACAACATGGACGTGAAGCAGCGCACCATCGAGTTCCTGCAAGGCGAGCTAGACGCGCTGCGCGCCCAGCTGGACGAGGTGAATATGCTGCTCGATCTGCTCGACGCGCCGCCGCTGCCGAGCGACGATCGCCTGCTCACGAAGAAGGAGGCGGCGAACCACGCCGGGGTCAGCGTCAAGACGATCGACAAGGCGCTCCTTGGGCAAGCGAAGGAGACGACCTCGCGAGCGGGTCGGAAAGCGGTGGATCTCGGGAACGAGAACCGCCGGAAGATCGTGTTCGCGCTCGAACGCAACGGCGGCTGCACCACCCAGCACCTCATGGAGTCCCTGAACCTGCCGCACTCCACGGTCAAGGGCCAACTCGACAAGCTGCTGGAGACGGGGCGGGTGACGCGCACCCTGGGGAAAACCCACAAGGGAGGCCGCGCCCCGTTCATCTACAAGCTCGTGCCCGGCGAGCAGCGCGAGCATCACCTCGACCTAGAGAGCAGGCTGGTGCTGGACTAGTCCGCGATGCACGTCGCGATCGTGGTGTGCCCACCCGGTGTGTTGAAGACAACGGCACCGAACGCGTAGCCGCTCGGGCACGACTCCGCGCCGGGTGACCCGGCGGGGCCGGTGGCTCCTCGCGGGCCGGGAGGACCGGCTGGCCCCTGCGGCCCGGTAGCCCCGGTGCCCGAGCCCACGTCAAGGGTCACGGTCTTCGTCGGCGCCTGCGTCGCCCCGCTGATCGCCTGACTGGCGAAGAAGCCTGAGCCGCCTGCGAGCGCGAGGCTGCTCAGAGCTATCAACGTGTTCCTCCCCAATCTCGATCCCCTCCTTCAGCGCGGCGATCCGACGTTCGCACTCCTCGTCGGAGCGTTTCCGTTCTGACCGGCGGTACCAGACCATAGTGAGGGCGCTGCCGATCGCAGAGCCGAAGGCGGCGACGGCTGCCAGCTGGTCGGTGGACAGGTCACGTCCAGTGGATCGTGAGGATGATCATGCACACGGCGACGATCGCGAGCGCGACCTCGCCCACGGTGACGGTACGGAAGTTCACGGCCCACCTCCTGTTTACGGTTCTGCGACTCGCACGAACGCGACCTTGTTCGCCTGCGACTTGGAGCGATCGCGGCGCATCACCTGACCGCCGTTCGAGTTGTTGCTCGTGGAGGTGTTGCCCTCGATCGCCGTCCAGCTGGAGGCGTTGCCCTTCTCGAAGATCCCGATGTGGTCGTAGTCGCCGCCTGACCAGTCGTAGCAGACGAGATCGCCGGCGCCTGGACTCGTCGTGATCGACAGCCCGTAGCGGTGGTCCTGCGCGTCGCTGACGACGTACGGGACGTAGGCGTAGCGCGAGCCTCGGAGGAAGCTCGGCGAGTAGCCGACGGCGTTCGTGAGGAACGCCCACGTCACGAAGATCGCGCACCACGGCTGGTAGTCCACGCCGTACCACGCGCCGTACTTCGTGTGGTTCGACTCGGGCGGGTCTTCGTGGACGCCGATCTGCGAGACGGCGAGATCGAGCGCGGCCTCGCGGATCGACTCGGCGAACTCGACATCGCCGTCCTGCTGGCCGCTGAACATCTGCCATGCCTCGGCGATCAGGTTCTGGGCGAGCGCGTCCATCCCGTGTTCGCCCGCGTGGGGGAGTCCCTCGGGCACGAGCGCGCAGCGCAGCGCCCCGAACGTCTTCTCGCCGAGCCAGCCGGTCGGGTTGCCACCGCCGATCCCCTGCTGGCGCTGGAAGCCCTCGACGCCCGACTCGCTCACGTTCCCCGGCGGCTTACCGTGCGAGAACGGGTTGGAGTAGGCGCGGTCGAAGGTCTGCCACGGCCAGCGGCCGAGCCGGGAGATCGTGCGCTTGTACGCCTCCACGTCGGGGCCATCCGACGACGGCTTGTAGCCCGACGACTTGGGCACGTCCTTCGGGTAGAGCGGCCTCGGAAAGCCGGGGACGGGCACCCCTGGCGCGCCCTTGTAGGGCTTCTCCCACCACTCGCTCATGGGTACCTCCGCGTTGTCGTCGCCGTGAACACGGATCCCGTGTCAAGCCCCAATTTTTTGCAGGGACTTCTCCGCAAAGTCCCTGCACGAGCGGGTTTGCGGCTCGAGATCGCGGATCGGCGTTTACTAAAATATGGGGTGAAAGGTCACTGTCAACGAGAGAAAGGAGACTCTCGATGCACTACGCGATCCGCTTCGACTTCCCGGACGGCGGACCCGTGATGTACGCGGGCGAGTACAAGGGCGGGCTCGGCTGGGCGCCGCAGCTTGCCACCGCGATCATCTGGAACAACCCGGAGACGCCCGCCCGCATCCTGAAGAACGGCTACGGCGGCGCCCACGAGGAGATCGGCACGATCATCGAGGTGGCCGACGACGTGGCCCGCGCCATCCACGAAGGGGCTACGCAAGCATGAGCGAGATGCAGAGAGTTAGCCTCAGCGCGAAGGCGCGGAGAGGCAGTCAGGCTCGACGGGTTGCCCAGTACCTCGCAGGGCTCGGAACGGAGGAGGGCGCAACCGTCGTGTGGGCAATGAGCGCCCCTGCCAAGCGCGGCGGCGTCGTCAAGGTCATCCTCGACGCTGAGGACGCGGTGGCCGTGGCTCGCGCTCTCCGCACCAAGCTCGACGCCGAGACGAACGGCTACGCCACCGATGTGATGGACGAGCTAGTGATGGGTGCCTTCGCAAGCGACAGAGGCCACGTCCTCTGGTTCGCCAACGAGAACTACCGGGTCTGGAGGGAGGAGGCATGAGCGGGATCATCGAGCGCGCCGTCAGGATCCGTCGCCGCGAGGTCATCGCCGCTGGCGCCATCCGCGTCCACTTCTGGGTCGTGTACCCGGCCCGCAGGGTGGGCAAGGGCTCGCGCACGCAGATCGGGCCGGTCCATCTGACCCGCGAGCAGGCGGTCAGCTGGGCGAGGGAGAACGGCTACCTGACGCTCGGCCCACAGGGGCTGGCATGACCGCCCTGGAGCAGGCCGCGCGCGAGCGGTTCCGCAAGGCGTTCCCGTACCGTAAGTTCACCTGCTGCTCGGCGTGCGGCGAGCACCGGACGTGCGGGTCGAAGAGGCTGCACGGCCGGTGGCTGTGCCTCGACTGCCACGACGTGAGCTAGCGGGGTTTCGCGAGGGGCGGGTTCAGGCCCGCCCCTCGCGCCGCTCGCCTTCGATTTGCATCGAGCTTTCTTTGTCTGTACTCAGGATCTGTGGCGTATCGCTCTCGACTGCGCTCGCGTTCCCGTTTCCTCTCGCACGGGCGACAGCGGCGGGTTCCATCCGCTTTGATCCGCCAGTCATCGTGCCCGCAGACGTGATGATGCTTGCTCGCATGTTCGCCAGGAGTCAAGAGTGCGAGATGCTCGACGTTCACACACGCGCGGTTGCCGCACTCGTGATGGACATGCATCCCTACTGGGATCGGACCACGTTCGCGCTCCCACGCCACACGATGCGCCAAAAGATGGCCTCCGCGCCGACCCCGCGCGACATTTCCGTAGCCAGTTGATATATCGATCCGCGCGCTGAGGATGCACTCGCTCATCTAACACCGCCTACGTTCGCCGCCGTATCAACGTGTACTGGATCGAGCCCGCCGCGATAAAACCCTGGCTGGTTCCCCGAGCGCAATCCAAAGCGACGGGCAACAGGTTGTAGGACAACGCCGAGCGGGATCCAGCCGCGTCCCGGCACGAATCCGTAGGCATCCATTGCTGTGCCGGTCATGTGGTTCGAGCGGGGAACGCCGCCGACGGCCGCGTTGTGCGCCGGGGAGCGGTACCCGGACGTGAGCTTGATCTTCGTCACGCCGACCGCCTGCGCCGCAGCTGACACCGCGCTGACGAACCCCGGCTTCAAACCGGTCAGCGGCACCCCGAGGTAGCCGATCTTGCCGGTGTTCGGCGCGGCGTCCTGATGCTTCGGGGCCGGGGATGCCACTGGCCCGAGCGCGGGCGCGAGCGGGCTCGGCAGCGCCGCGTTCGCCGCCTGCCCTGCACGCAGCCTCTGCATCGTGCCGAGGAACCCGGAGAAGTCGTTGGGGTTCCCCGAGAGCAGCTGCTGGAGCGCGGCCTGCCTGAGCGGCGTCAGGTCACGCGGGGCGGCGACGGCGGCTGGCGCTCCTCCCGGTACGGCCGGTGCCGCCGTCGGTGCCCCCGCCCCGACGGGCACGTTACCCGGCCTGAACCCGGTCAGCTGCCTGAGCGGCGCCGAGTAGAACCCGGCGCCCATCCCGCTGCGTTCCACGTCGCGAGCGGCAGCGCCGGCAGCTGCGCCGGGATGCTGCTGCCAGTACCGCTGGTAGTCGCCGATGATCGCGAGCGTGTTCGCCCGCGGGTTGGTGACGCCGCCCAGCCGGTTCGCGGTGTTGACGTACCCGGACGAGAGCAACTGGAACAGCCCGGTGGCGCCGCTCGACTTGTTGCGGATCGACGGGTTGAGCCCCGACTCGGCGTAGCTGGCGGCGACAAGCTCGCGAGCCCGTGCGTCGTTCAGCCCGCGCTTGCGCGCGATGTTGTAGATGACCGACGCCATCTGCTGCTGCTGAGCGTTGAGTGCCATCGGCTACCCCTTGCTGGCCTTGCGCTTCTTCTCGGACACAGCCTCATCGATCGACCCGAGCAGGCCGTCCGGGTCGAACAGGTCGTTCGCCGCCCCGATGCTCGTGCTGGCGCCGTCCTTCAACGTCTGCGCGAGCGTGTACTCGCTCATCCCCTTCGCCACCTTCATCTGGCGTGCGCGCTCGGCCACGGAGATCATGCCCAGCTTCACCGCCACGTCGAGGTCGCCGCGGAATCTGCCGTGGACGTTCTTCGGGTACTTCGCCTGCGCCGCTGCGCGAGCCCCGGCGATGTTGATCGCCCGCTGCACCTGCGCCCGCAGCTGTGGTGTCCAGTCCACGTCATCGAGCGACTCCATCTTCTGCTGGTAACCGAAGATCGTCCGCTGCCGTGGGTCGCCGGTCGCCTTGATGCCGCGCGCCTTCTCCACGGGAACGTTCAACTCGCGCGGCCGTGCGGAGCCCAGACCGGCGTACTCCAGAGCCGCTTTCCACCCGTGCTCGGGGATGTAGTCGTGCTTGCCGATCTCCTCGGCGGACGGCGTCCCGGTGAATGCGGTCTTCGCGATGTTCGCGAGCGGGAACACCGGCCTGTCCGGCGTCCCGGCGAACTCGGACGCGAACGTCTTCAGCGCCGACGGCGTCGGGCCGCTCCAGTTCGTCTTCGTGCCCGCCACCACCGCGGCCTGGAAGACCGGCTGCAAGAACTTGAGCGGCAGGTCCCTGGCGCTGCCGCCGCCGAACGCCGCCGCCCTCGCCGCCTGCGCGATGTCGAGCGCCTGCCCCACCGGGTTCATCGACTGGAGGTTCATGACCGGCGCAACCGTGGTGCCGTACTTCCGCGCGACCTTGCCGATGGGGACGATGTCGCTGCCGAGCATCGGGTCCATCGGGTCCAGCCCCGCCTGCCGCTGGAGCTTGTTCTTCTCGTCGAGGACGTGGGCGGCGATCGCCGCCGACACCGGCCGGTCGACGAGCAGGTCCTTGCCGTACCGGGTGGCGCCCTTCAGCCACGGGTAGATGAAGATCAGCCTGGACACGATGTCCTGCTCGAACTGGGTGAGGTCGCCGAAGTCGACCATCGCCCGCCGCGTGTCGAGCCCGATCTGGTTGAGGACGGGCCGCAGGCTCTCGTCGGTGAGCAGCTGGTGGATCTGCTCCGGGGTCTTGTAGCCGCGGACGGTGGCCTCCCGGAACCATGCGGCGCGGCGCGGCAGCGTGTCCGCCGCCCGGTTCTGCCAGTGCGCGACCCGGTCGGTGTACTCGCCGAGCTTGCCCTTCGACTTGCCGGTGGACACCTCGCGCATCGCGAGCGCGCCGCCGCTCCCGGCCTCGGTGTCGACGCGGCGCAGTAGCTCCGGGTCCATCCGGCCCATCAACCCCGAGGCGCGCTCAAGGTTGCGCGGCGAGAAGACGCCCTGGTGCAGCGCCATGAACGCGAGGTTGCCCGCGAAGTTGCGGGCGAAGTACGACGGGTTGAAGTAGATCAGCGCGCCCCTGGTGACGTTGTTCGTCGCGTCGAGCGCCTGGGCCACCTTCTTCTCGCCGCCGGTACGCAACGTCGGCTCGGGGAAGTACGACTTCTGGATCCGCTCGTCGATCTGCCTGAGCCCCTGCCGCTCCTTCGCGGACATGTTCGCCACGTCCGCGTCGCTCGGGAACAGCTTGCCGTGGATGCTGGTGTCCATCTCGTGGGTGGCCTGGAGCGCGTCCTCGATCTCGCTCGACGCCGCCGTCGTCAGCTTCTCGGGCGGGATGCCCAGATCGGGGGGCCGTGCCTCGCGCTGCTTCCGAGCGATCTTCAACCCTTGCGGGTTCCAGAACCGGTGGCCCTCCAGCGGCTTCGCGTCGAGCGCGAGGTCGAGCGCGAACTTGTCGGCCTTCGCGATCTTCTCCTCGGTGAGCGCGTAGCGGGCGCTCGTCGCGAAGTGCGACGTGATCAGCCGACGGCCGGACAGTTCCTCGCCGCCGCGGTGGAGCAGCGCCCCGGTCGCCTTGTGGATGATCGGCCGCTGCCGCCCGGTGCGACCGGCGCCGCCGCCGAATCGCGCGAAGAAACCCTGCCGCCGAGGCTGCGACTGGAGGAACCGTGCGCCCTCCCCGGCCTGCTCGCCGCCGACGATCGTCTCCGTCTCCCAGCCGGGGAGTAGCTCGCCGAGCCGCTCGTCGATCCGGCGGCGCTGCCCGGCGAGGTTCTCTAGCGACCGGGCGTGCCCGGAGAGGATGTCTTCGCGGCGGTCGTGGATCGCGTTGAACTCCTCGTTCCACCCCTGCGCGAGTTCGCGCTCGCGGGCGGCATGTGCGACGCCCTCCTCCATCGCGGCGTCGTGCGCCTCGAAGGCGGCGGCGTGCCGAGCCCGCGCCTTGTCCACACGCACCTTCGCCCGAGCCGCCTTGTCGAGCTTGCGCTCGACCGCCTTGATCACGTTGTGCTGGGCGACGTACGGCGCGTCGGCGGCGCCGCCCTCGATCACGGTGCCCTTCGCGTACATGTCGGCGAGCTTCTCGTTCTCGCGCTGGTGGCGCAGCTTGAGCGGTGCGTACAGGTCGTGGAGCCCGCCCGCCTCGGCCTTCGCCAGCTGCTGTGCCGTGCGGTCCATGTGGAGCGCGAGCCGGGCCCGCTGGCCGGACATCCTCTCGCCGATCCGGTGATGCTTGGCGTACGCGATCTCCCGGTTGGTCGGCGCAGGGTTCAGCACCCGCTGCATCCGCCCCTGCACCCACTTCTCCTGACGGGCAACACCCGCACGCCGGCGCCTCAGCCAGTTGATCTCGGCGCGCACGTCGGCTTTCGTGCGGTACCTGCCCCCGGTGACGAGGCGGGCGCGGCGATGCACGTTCGCCGCCCGTGTCTCCTCGGTCAGACCGGCCGTGTCCACCCTGATCTGCTCGCCGAGGTCGAGCAGGTCGACGCCGCGCGCGACGGCCTCGTCCAGCTGCTTGTTCACCTCGGTGATGTGCGGCTTGGCCGACTCCAGCGCCTTCACCGTGTACCGCAGGTTCTCCGCGTCGACCGGGCCGATCGTCCCCTCGGGTTGCACGACCGTCTTGCGTCCGGCGGCGTCCTCCTCGTAGTGCGGCTTCACGACCGGCTTCTCCAACTCGCGGCGGTGCTTCGCGATCTCCGCGTCGAGCAGTTCGGCGGCGCGCTCGCGGTTGTCGGGGCCGTAGGTGATGATCCGGCCGAGCGCGACATCCTCGGGGGAGTCGAGTTTGATCGACTTGCTGGCCTCGTTGAACGGGATCAGGGCGCTCTCGACGCGATGCTGCTCGATCTGCATCGTCTTGCGCCCCTGCCGCGCGACCCGTGCGACCGAGCCGACCCCGCGCATGTGCGGGTGGGCCTCCGCGAACCGGTCGAGTCGGTGCTGGACGGCTGCGGCGACGGGGTTCGGCGAGAGCCGGAACTGCTCGCCGCCGCCATGCTCGCCGAGCCGGACGACGCGGGTGCCCGCGGGCATGTCGGCGGGCAGCCAGCTGCGAGGGGTCAGGATGTCGGCGGGTGGCCGTCCTACGAGCGCCTTCCTCGCGGCGCCTCCGCGGCGGGGGAGGACGGTGGACTCGCCGACGACTCGGCCTGACGGCAGGCGGATACCTTCGACTCCCGCCGCCCGCGAGGCGCCGAAGTCGGCGGCGGCGGCGGCGGCACGGTCGGCGGCGGCGGTACGACCCGCCACCAGCGCGGCACGTCCGCGGGCCAAGCCTGCGAACGGCAGGTAGGCGGTGGTGGCAACGTCGAGCCACGTCAGCGGGCTGTACGGGTGGTGGATGTCGTGGATCGCCTGCTTCTTGAGCGCCCCGCCGATGTCCATCGTGTAGCCCGCCGACTGCACGCGCTGCCGCTCGTGGAACTTGGCGGTGGGGCCGACCGGCGGCGCGAGGGCGGCGCCCGCCGTGTGGCCGAGATATTTGCCAAGCCCCGCCGCAGTGCCTGCCAGCTGCGCCTGGAACGCCCCGCGCCCTCGGTACAGACGCGACTGGGCGATCCGGTAGTCCCGCTGGGTGACCCCGTGCGCGAGCATGCCGGGGCGCGACTGAGCCTGATACTCGGCTGCCAGCTGCTGCCGCGACGGCGGCTTCACGCCGCGAGCGATGGCCGACTGCTGCGCCTCGTTGACGTACTGCTCCTGGCGGAAGATGTCTTCGCGCGCCCTCGTCCGACCGAGCGCGGTCGAGACGAGCGGCTTCGCGAGCGGGGAGCGCACGCCAAGGTGCGCCGGGTGCAGCGGGTCCGTGTTCGGCACACGCGCCATCGCCTGGGCCTTGCGGACGGCGTCGGCGCGCTGCGCCCGGTTCAGCGCGGCGACGTGCTGGCTCCACGCCCGCCGGGTCTGCGGCCCGATGATCCCGTCCACGGCGATGTCGTACCCGGCGTGGCGCAGCATCTTCTGGATGTCCGCGACCTTCGCCTTACGCGCGTTGAACCGCTGCACGAGGTTCGCGGTTGCCGCGACCTGGGCGCGGCCGGGTCCGCCCGTCGAGGCGGCGCCGCGGGCGGCGTTCGAGCCCGCAATGTCAGCCTGCCCGCGGGTGTGCTCGGTGACGATCGGGACAGGCTTCGGCCGCGTTTTCTTCTTCGGCGCCGCCTCCGGCACCCACATGCCGCCGTGGAGGACGTAGCGCGGCTTCGCCACGGCTAGCCCTTACCGGGGAGCGCCCAGCCGGGCTTCACGCCGTACGCGGCCAGCTGCTGGTCGATCATCTTCCTGACCTCGGCTTGTGAGTAGTTGAACCGGGTCATCAGCAGCTGCACCGACGGAAGCGCCATCGCCCGCCGCACCAGCGCCGGGTACTGGATCCTCTTCCTCGTTGTAGTCGTCGTCACCTTGTGGGTGATCGGGTTGGTGACCGAGACGTTTGACTTGATCTCCCGCTGGAGCCGCCGCACGTCGTTCAGCGCCTTCACCTTCTGGTCGCCTGCCTTCTGCTGCGGCGTCTTCCCGCCGCCGCCGCCACCGCCTGCCGCTCCCTTGTACGGGATCCTGTTGCCCTTCGCGTCGAGGATCGGGTGCCCGTACTGGTCCACCTGATACTTGTACGCGGCGCTGGCGGTGGTGTTGAGCTTCGGCGGGCCTGCCTGCTTGCCTGTCTTCACGATCGGGATCCGCTGGCCGTTCTGGAGGATCGGCTTGCCGTGGCTGTCCACGATGTAGCCGTACTTGCCGGACAGCGTCGGGTTCGGGAGCAGCAGCTTGTTGGCGGCGGCGTCCGCCTTCGTACTCGCCGCGGTCGCCTTCACGAGCCCGCTCTGGATCGCCAGCTGCTGCTTGAACGCACGGTCAGCGGCAGCTGCCTTCGCGCTGAGCGCCTCGCCGTGCAGCTGCTGCCACAGGCTGAGCGTCTGCTGCGCGCCGGTTGCCCTGGCCTGACCGAGCGCGTCCATCCGCTGACGGCCGAGTGCGGACACGGCGGTGCGGGTGTCTTCGAGCCCGGTGAGCGCGGCGAGCCCCGGCAGCTTGCGCCCGTACTCCTGCGCGTGCGCGCCCTGTGAGATCAGCCGATCGAGGTCGGCCGAGCCCATCGCGTAGTTCGTGGCGGCGGCGCCGCGGCCGATCGCCTGGAGCCCCGCCGCCGCCTCCTTGCCGGGGAGCGCCCCCAGCTGCGAGGCAAGCTCGGTGGCCGCACCCGAGCCCTTGCCCGCGAGCAGGTTCGTGAGCGCGAGGTCGCTGCCCGACTGCGCGCCCTGCGCCTGCGCGTAGGCGGCTGCCATGTCCGGCGCGTACTGGCCGACGGCCCGCTCGTACTCCTTCGTCGCCGACGCGATCGACGCCGTCTGCGCGGCCCGCTCCCGGTCGTACTGCGCGTTGATCGCGGCCAGCTGAGGGTTCAGCGCCTTGTTGATCAGGATCTGCGCCTGCTCCCACAGCGTCAGCTTCTTCTTCGGCTTCCCTCTCGCTCCCGGCGCGATGTCGCTGACCCCGCCACGTCCGCCGCCGTGCAGCGGCCCGCCGGTCGGCGAGTACAGGTTGACGGTGTGGTCGCCGCCGGGGGCGATCTTCGGCCCGCCGCCGGGACCGACCTGAGATCCGGGCGCGATCCCGTGGTAGCTGACGCCGCCCGGCGCGTATCCAACGACGGGCGGCGTGTACATCTTGATCGGCCGTCGCGGCGGCGGGCGGTAGTAGCTGACGCCGCCGGGGCGGTAGCCGATGTTGGGGTTGATGCGAGCCATCGCCTACCTTCCGTAGTGGATCCGGTGCTTCTTCGGGATCGGCTTGTACGAGACGCCGCCGGGGGCGTATCCGGCGGTCGGGGGCGTGTACAGCTTCACGACCGCGTGCGTCTTCTTCTTCGGTGGCGTCGTCGTCGGGTGCGTGCCGGGAGTGATCGCCGGCGTCGTGTCGGTCTGCCCGCTGTCGGCGCCCTTCCCCGCCTCGATCCACCGGGCGTACGCGTCGGCGGCGGCGTCGGTGCGGCGCTGCTCGGCGAGCGACTTGGCCGACAGCAGCTGGGAGAGGATGTCGGCGAGGACGCCCTGCGTCTTGCTTGTCTCCCCGGCGATCTGGCCGAGGTAGCCGGTCTGCTCCTGCTGGTTCGCGCGGGTGCGCGTCGAGGACGACCACAGGTTCGACCTGTTCATGTTCTGCTCAATCTGCTGGACGTTCGCGAGGTGCCCGCGGAGCAGGTTCTTGAGCGTCGAGAACGGGTTCGCCTGGGCGGCGTCCGCCCACTTCTGGCCGAGTTGGAACGCCTTCGTGTTGGCGAGCCCTGGGTCGCCAAACTGGACGATCGCCTGCTCACGGGCGGCGCGGGCGGCGTCCTCGGCGTTCGCCACGTCCTGGTTGGCGAGCGCCATCACCTGCTGGTAGATCGGGTCGCTCCCGAACGCCGGGCCAGTCGCGCCGCCGCCGTACGGCGGCGCGGTGTGTGTCGGCGTCGTGGCGGCGGGCGGCTGGCCCGAGCCCGCGAGCGCAGGCCCGCCGGGGACGCGCTGCGCGGGCGGGATCGGCTTGTAGGAGACGCCGCCGGGTGCGTACCCGGTGGTCGGCGCGGTGTACAGCTTCGGCCGTTTCGGCGGCGGCGAGCGGTACACGACCCCGGCGGGTGCGTAGCCCTGCGACGGGGCGACCGGGTAGCGCGAGCCGGTGTACGGGTACGGGCTCATCCGAGCTTCACCGGGGTGACCGAGATCCGCCGGAACGAGAAGGTGGCCGTGATCGGGGAGGCGTTGCCGAAGTAGATGAGTTTCAGCACGTCGCCCGCGGCGCGGGTCACCTCGACCTCGCGCTGCACCAGCAGCTGCTCCTCGTCGAAGGGCACTTGGTTCGTGAAGTCGTAGGGGGAGACGGGGGGCGACACGCCGTTCACCGTGACGCCGAAGCGCCGGGTGAAGGTGCCGCTCACCGCACCGGCATCCAGCGTCAGCGCGGAGACGAGCGTGCGGTACACGCCTGCGACGGGGATCGTCACCGTGGAGCCGCCCAGGTCTTGCCACGTCGCGGTCGTCGCCGTCGTGACGGCCCCGTCGTCCGCGGCGCGCAACGCCGAGCCGCCGAGGAAGAACCACTTCCCCGCCGCGGCGACGTAGCGCAGCTGCCACATGAAGGTCGGGGCGGTGAGGCTGTCGGTGAGCGTGATGATCTGCCCGTCGCTCGCCGAGCCCGGAAGCGCCGTGACGAGCGTGCCGCCGCTCGTGGCGCTCGCCCCCGGCGCCCACGCGGTGCCGCTGAACACCGGCACCTGACCGACGGAGGCGCCGCTGTCATCGAGGTCGGCCAGTTTGACGTTGCCGTTGGCCCACTGCTCGATCGTGGTGAACGCCCCCGACACCTCGGTGGCGTCGCCCGTGTCACCCGGAGCAGGCTTGTACAAGGAGAGGTCGAGCGGCATAAGCGCCCTCCTAGAGTTGGCGCAGCGGGACGGACTTGAGATGGATCGCGTACACGGCCCAGGAACCGACGATCGGCCGGATCGGCGAGCCGGACAGGCCGGGGGTCGTCTTCACGTCGGTGGTGGTCGCGTCGCAGCGGAACGAGATCGCCTTGCACGTCCCCAGCGACGGCTCCGGGTCGGAGTATCCGGCGAATGAGTCCGGCCCCCACGTCGAGCCGTCGTTCCACTTCCAGCCGCTGTTCCACACGAACGCGCCGCCGCCGCCGATCGTCACGATGCGCGGGTCGCCTTGGGCGCGTAGATAGTCGATGCGGGTGAACGCGGTGAACGCGCCGTGCCCCTCGTACAACATGGAGCGGATGCGGCTCATGCGCTCGGCGTGCGGGGTGATCCACGCGGTCTGGTAGTAGGCGTGGATCGGCGTGCCGTCGTCGGTGCCGCCCGTGTCCTGCTTGTACACCTGCCCGGCCACGGTGGGGCTCCCGGCGAGCAGGTCGTCGTCGTGGGCGGCGTAGCAGGAGGCGGCGTTCGACCCGATGACGGTGGCGGCGTCGCGCGGGTTCGCGGCGGGGTAGTGCTCCATCGCGAGGTCGTTCGCTGTCTTTCCGGTGGTGGGGACGCTGAACACGAGGTGCTGGCCTTTGCGTCCGGCGCACCACAGCGGCAGCTGGTCGAAGGCGAGTTGCTGGTTGTCCCACATCGGCCGCAGCTTGTCGCTCTCGATCTTCATCGGCCCACGGCCGTCGGTGTATGCGATGCCGACCTCGCTGATCGAGTACACGCG